ATATAGAAGAATATTCTATCTTTGCATCGCAATAACACAGATAACCAAACAATATCATTCAGATATTTAATGGTTAGACTGCAAATATACAAATTAAAAAACGATATGGCAAATAGAAAACCCATAAAATTAAAAAAAGGTGCAAAAAAGAAACTCGCTGCCATTCTTGGGGTGAGCGAGCCAACCATATACAATGCAATGCATTGGAAATGCGACTCTGATATGCAAAATATGGTGCGCCAAAAAGCAAGAGAATTAGGTTTTGTAAAACAGTTCTAATATGCAAGCAATTCAAATATTCAATAACCCATCATTTGGCAACGTCCGTGTTGCTGGCTCGGAAGACAATCCTCTGTTCTGTCTTGCAGATGTATGCAAGGCGTTGGGTTTACAGCAAGGTCATGTAAGAGAACGACTTGATAAGGGGGTCGTTTCAACCGAACCCCTTTCAACTGCAGGTGGAATGCAGATGGCAAACTTTGTAAACGAAGACGGCTTATACGATGTCATTCTCGACAGCCGCAAGCCCGAAGCAAAGCAGTTCCGCAAATGGATAACAAGCGAGGTGTTGCCCACAATCAGAAAGCACGGTGCGTATATGACTGACAATATCATCGAAAAAACATTGTCAGACCCCGACTATCTTATCCAGCTTGCAACTACTTTAAAACAGGAACGCCAGCAGCGGATTGAAGCAGAGCGCAAAGGGGCAGCAGCACAGCCTGCAGTTACATTCACACAAGCTGTAAGCGGTTCTGCATCTTCGTGCCTGATAGGTGAACTTGCAAAGCTTATAAACCAAAACGGCTATCCAATAGGCGAACGACGCCTTTTCAAGTGGCTCCGTGAAAACGGTTACCTCGGTACAAAGGGCGAACGGTACAACATTCCCAATCAACGATATATCGAGCAGGGCTTGTTTGAATTAAAGAAAGGTACTCGCAGCGGTAACAATGGAGTAATGCACACAACCATCACTTCTAAAGTAACAGGCAAAGGACAAGTGTACTTTGTAAACAAGTTTTTAAGAAACACAAAAGAAGCAATATAACAGCAGGTCGGGCGCAGGTGTTAATTGGCACTGTTCCCTAAATGCGCCCCCTGTTTTTAAACAAAAAAAGATATGGAAGACTTAAAACAAATCTTTTTGCTCGACAAGTTCGCAGCATTAACAACAAAACAGAAGTTGGCAGTACTCGCAGCACTCGCAACCTTTGCAATGGTATTCACTTTCGCAATGGTATCAAAAGTTCTGTATATGGGGGTATCGGCAATACTTTTCTACCTTGCTTGCAAATGGGTCGGTCGTTCGGGTATTTCAATTGAAGAATAAAGCCTATGACGGCAAAAGAACTTAACATACTGGCAATCAAAATGGCAAACATACTTGCCGACAAAGTTGCCAATAAGGTATTGGAAAAATTAGGTTGGAATACCAGTCAGTTCCTGCCACGAAAAGAGGCAGCAGACTTCATCGGGTATTCAGAAAGCTACCTTAAGAAGCGCACTGACATTCCAACCTACAAGATAGGGCGCAAGACCCTATACAGAAAAGAGGATTTGACAGCATTCCTCAACAACAAAAACTGTATGGAGAGAAAACCTTGACGGCGAGAGGCACTCCCTGCTAAGGAGCTGGTACTTGGAACAGAGTATGTGGTTCGACCCCACTTCTCTCCGCTTTAAAACAATGTTCTTTGACTTATTGATACACAATCTTGCAGAAAGTCAGTGCTAACCACACTTTCGCAAGCTGCAAGACAAGAAATGAAAAGAACTTTATTTGCTTATATGGCACGCAAAATCGTCATAGCGTAGAAAGTATGCAGGGTTGGCGTCTGTATCGCATAAGCAAAAACAACATATAGCTGTTGGACGTAAGACACACTTCTTGTAAAACACAAAGAGAAGTAAAGCAATCTGCCGTCAATGTGGCAAAAACACTTCATAGTATAAACTCTCCTGCTGCGTTTTCATCTTGCGGTGAACCGGGGTACTGCGTTGGTGGGAAAAAGAGTGCCGTTCGCAATTCGGAAGCTTACTGGGTACGAATAGGCATATATACGTGAGGATTTACCAAATGCTGCGTAGCGGTTGGGTTATTTGAAAAGCACTTTGTGAAGAAATAAATACTTACATCTGACAGAAAGAACGAAAGAATACACAAAACAAAACATAGCCTTGCGTTGCACAATCTAAAGGTGCTGCAATCGAATTGAACGCAAGGCACTGACAACGTAAGTTCTGTAGAACGTGCGTACAACGGATTGATGAAAATAAAAGTAAAAAAATAACAAGTAAAAATGGAAAGAAAAATTATCGAAAGTGGAACAACATTAAGGTGGCACAATTCGAAAGAGGAACTTCCGAATCTTAAAGACAGGAACGACACTCTTATGTGTCTTGTTAATCGTGATGGCAACCTGCATCTTAACGTTTGGAACCAATATTACCAAGTATGGGACGATGAATACGGCGACGATTACGAAATGAACAAGGAAACAGAACTTGAATGGTTTCCTCTTGAGACAATGAAAGAGGGAGAGATTATTAAACTATAAACAATATTAAAAAATAAACACAAATATTATGGATATAAATCTTTCAGACGGCAGCCGTCTCCCTATTCCTGATGGCTGCACAGCGTTTATCGATGGCAATGAGATTGTTATCGAAAAAAAAGACTTCAAAAGGGGCGACGTAATAACAAACGAAACTGGAGCAATGTTGCTTGTTTCCGAATTTGAATACGGCAACAAATTGACAAGTATTGTTCACTCAAGCAAAGGGGGTCTTCTTGACAAAGAATATTATGCAGAATGGAACGCAAATGCCAACTGGCATCTTGTACCATTCGAAAAACGGTGTTACTTCTTAAGTACCATAGTTAAAGAAAGCGGTCTGCATTGGAACCCCGAAACATTAAAGATGGAGGATTTAAATCCGAAGTTTAAAGACGGAGACATACTTATTTCCGAAGATTCAGACATCACCTTGGTATTTAAAGAATACATCGATTTTGCAATTTTCACTTCATACTGCAGCACAACTGGGAAAAACGACAATTGGAGAACTTCTACATTCAGACACGCCTCTTCTTACGAAGAAGATAGATTCTATAAGAGACTGAAAGAGCAACAAGGCTTGCGCTGGAATGCAGAAAAGAAACAAGTAGAAGAAGCCAAGTGGAAACCACAAGTTGGCGAAACCTTCTACTACATGAACTTGATTTTTGAGTGTCGAAAAGGTGTTTTTGGCAACGACCCCTCTCAAGGGGAAATCATAGAAGCAGGTAATTGTTTTCAAACGCGAGAACTTTGCGAGAGAGCAATAGAGGCAACAAAAAAGACGCTCGGTAGTTTTCACGAAGAAAATGAGTAGGTAGATTTATAAAGGATTACAGGCTTTTTAGTTATATAGACTTAGGTTTTTAATATTATTTTGACTTTTCTGCAACCGCTTGTGAAAGTAGTTGCAGTTTTTATTTTAACAATTTAAAGTTATAATGAATTACTCTCATAATAAAAATTGAACTCGAGAGAGTTCTTGTCTTTTTTCAAGTTTCATAATGTAAAGAACTTATGTAACAACTGGTTTATAGCGATAAACCAAACAATGTGCAGCCTGTGAGGGTCGCACATTTTTTATATGGCTTGTGAACTGCACGGTGCAGGATAAACTTGGTCTGCGGTTCGACTCCGCCACAAGCTACGATATTAATTTTTTAAACAAACGATTATGAGTGAAACAATCAATCAAGCAAAACTTCTGCAGTCGCTGAAATCAACCGACGTAGTACGAAATGAATATGTGCGTACACAATTTATCAACGTGTACGACATGATATGGAAACAAGGCGGAGAAGCCGCCTTCGAACGCGAAGCAATAAACTTCAACAAGCAGCTGCGCGACAACGAAAATCTGCGCAAATGCACACCCATATCCATCTTCTTTGCATTCATCGACTTAGCTGTGCGCGGACTATCTTTAGAACAGGGCGCACAAGCACTGTGTTACCTATTGCCACGCAACTACAAAGCAGGCTTAGACGCCAACGGCAAAGATGTATGGGAGAAACGTTGCAACCTAACTATTTCAGGATATGGCGAACTTGTCTTACGAGCAAAGGCAGGACAAATACGCCACGCCGACAACCCCGTAATAGTCTACGAGGGCGACGAGTTCGCATTTGGCGAAGTAGACGGACGCAAATACGTAAATTACCAATGCAAGCTCCCACGTACATCAAACAAAATCGTGGCTTGCTTTATTAAAATAACACGCATAGACGGCACCACCGACTACAGTATAATGTTAGAAGCAGACTGGGAACGATTGGCTGGCTATTCAGCCAAGAACAATTCCTACTACGATGCAACAATACGCCAAAGAGTAGAGAAAGCCAACGAACTATACTCTGCCAACGATGGACAGATAGACACAGGATTTCTTGTAGCAAAGTGCATAAAGCACGCTTTCAAGTCGTACCCCAGAATACCCATCGGCAAAGGCTCGCAATTTGAGAGCGATATTACGGAAGAGCAAACTGCCGACTTCGACCCATACGGAGGCATAACCGACGAACAGCAAACACAACCACAGCAAGAAAGTTTTGCTGTACCACGGGACACATCGGAAGGTCTGACAGTAGACCCAGCAGCCCAAGGCGACAATGACGACACGTTCTAACCATGCCACCACCCGAAGAATGTAAACGATGCAGCCATACACGCCAACGAATAAACGGACTGTACTGCATCAAATTAAACAATACGCCGAGCACCTACACAATCCGCTGTGTGGTGCTCGCCTAAAAAGCTAACAATATGAACACAGAACTTGCAATAATAAAACAAGAAAACATATTGCAGATAGTTTCTGCAGCACCGCAAGCCTATGCCAGCAACACCACGTCGCACGACAAATGCATAGAAGCAGGACAGCACTTACTGTCTCTCATAGAACAGAATGGTGGTAAACTGACCGATGAACTCGACCAGCAAGCAGCCGTCTACATAGAAAAGGCGCGCAAGACCGTTAAGAAAATGAACGAGTTCCGCGCACCCGTTACAAAACTATTCGACGAAGTACGCACAGCGTTCACACGAATAGAAAACGACATCGACCCAACTAAACCAAACACCATACCCGCCAAGCTGCAACAACTGCGCAATAGCTATGCGGCACAGAAACGTGCCGAGGAAGAAGCGCGCCAACGTCAAGAAGCAGCACGACAAATGGCGGAACGAGAACGCCAACAATATATGCTTGACGTAGAAGTGGATTTTAAAAAACAATTCCAGTGCATGCTAAACCAACACCTTGACCAGCTAAGGCAAACAGACAGCAGCATAACGCTCGACAATTACGACACAGCACTCAACCACATAAAGAACACACCAACCCAACTGGAAGAAGAATGGCTCGCCAATCTGCGAACAAATATAGCTTTGCCACAAGCACTCAACACCACCGAGGCGCAAAACATAGAAAGGAGCATACTGCAGAAACTATATCCGCAGTTCAAGGAAGAATATACCAATATCACGTCCGAACTGCAAACCTACATTCTCGACCGCCTGCCATCTAAGCGAGCCAACTTAGAGCGCATAGCGAAAGCAAACCAAGAAGAGGCAGCACGTTTGGAAGCAGAAATAAAGCAGAAAGAACAGCAAGAGGCGGCACGTTTGGAAGCAGAACGCAAACAACGCATGGAAACAGAATGCAGACAAGCTGAAATAAAAAAACAAGCTATCGAAGTAGGCAACCTTTTTGCCGAACAAGCCGCAATAGAAGAATATCAACCCAAAACAAAGATTACAAAAAAGATACACCTACTAAATCCTGAAGGCGTATTATCCATAATTTCTATGTGGTGGAGCAAAGAAGGCTGCACGCTTACAACCGACGAGCTACACAAAATCTTTAAAAAACAAATTACTCTCTGCGAGAAACTCGCAAACAAAGAGGGTGAATATATTAAAGACGAAAGTGTAGAATACATCAACGAGGTAAAAGCCAAATAGCTATGAACCCCGATAAATATTACAGTCGCAGTGAGGTCAGCAACTCCGACCTCACTGCACTTAAAGATGTACTATATCCACACCCCACATACGGCGACCGAGAAGCAGCCTTCCGCTTCGGAACACTCGTCGATGCACTTATTACAGAACCCCGGCGAGTAGACTACTACCAACTAACAGTTGATAATGTTCTGTATACAGAAGACGAGTTCCACCACGCCATAGAAATGCAACGAGCATTACACACAGAAGCAAAACACGACCCTTTTCTCGCAAAAGTGCTACAGCTGGCAAACACGCAAAAGTGCATGGTAAACCACCAACAATCATTCACCTACTGCGAGTTTCCGTTCTATCTTGACACACGCTGCAAATGGGATTGGTGGTTCGAGGCGTTCCACTTCGGTGGAGACCTAAAAACCACCTTTGCTGCATCGCAACAAGAGTTTGATGAAGCTGTTGATTTCTTTGACTGGGATAGAAGTCGGGCATGGTACATGGATATAGCACATTCCGACCGAGATTTCATCTATGCAATATCAAAAAAGAATTGCAAGGTGTTTAAGAAATTTATCAACCGAGGCGACATCACCTACCAGCGAGGACGAGAGAAGTATGAAGATTTAGCGTTCGCATACTGGTGTATGATGCCACAAAACAAAACAACATGAGCAACTTTAGAGACAAAATAAAGATAGGACAATACATCTATCAACGACGAGGTAGATGGTATCAAGTTTGCCAAAAGACAGCAGAGAATGTGTACATTTCTATCTCTAATGAAGTGTACCCATGTTTAGAAAAAGCCCGAAAAAGGGTATTTGAGTTAAACGGTTGGAAATATGAAGCACAACCTTAAAGTACAACCCTATCCCTACCAGTTAGAAGGCATTCACTTCGGCATAGAAAAAAAACGTTTGCTAATAGGTGATGAACCTGGATTAGGCAAAACTCTGCAATCCATCGGAATTATTAATGCAACTAACGCTTATCCTTGTTTAGTAATATGCCCCTCGTCGTTAAAAATAAACTGGCAGAGAGAGTTTGCAAAGTTCACCGATAAGTCGGCTCTCATACTTGACGGCAGCGTACAAGCAACATGGGGCTATCTCCTAAAAATAGGAATGCATCAAATAGCCATTACGAACTACGAGAGTTTGCGTAAATACTTCGTTTGGGATATAAAAGGAGACCGCAAATCTTTCCGCCTGAAAGACGTAGTATTCAACCCTGCCATAAAGGTCTTCAAGTCTATTATCATAGACGAGAGCCACAGAGTAAAAGACCCATCTGCGCAACAAACTATATTCGCAAAAGGAATATCGTTTGGTAAAGAACGAATAATACTCCTGTCGGGAACGCCTGTGGTAAATCGACCAGACGACCTCGTGGCACAGCTCTCTATCATGGGACGTATAGCCGACTTCGGCGGCGCAGCCAAATTCCGCGCCGACTTCTGCACCGACCCACGCGATAAAGCAGCTCAACCAGCCGTACCACTAACCGTACTGTCAAAACAACTATACAGCACTTGCATGATACGGCGAGAGAAACAAAAGGTATTGCCGCAGCTACCAGCCAAAACACGAACCGATATATTTATCGATATATCGAACAGAGAAGAATATAGAGTTGCCGCAAACGACCTTACAACTTATCTGCAGCAGTACACCGAATGTACCGACTGGGATATAAGGCGCAAAATGCAAATGGAGGCACTCGTCCGATTTATGACACTACGAGCACTCGCAACTAAAGGAAAGGTTGCACAAACAGCCGACTTTATAAATACATTCCTTGCAAACGGAAAGAAACTCATAATGTTTTGTTCGCTACATGAAGTAGTAGACGAACTGCTGAAAATCTTTCCCAAAGCAGTAACCGTTACTGGGCGTGATAGTGCCGTAAGCAAACAAGCTGCCGTAGACGCTTTTCAAAATAGCGAAGACACACGCCTCATCATTTGCTCCATAAAAGCAGCAGGCGTAGGACTCACACTAACAGCAGCCTCTGATGTAGCTTTCTGCGAACTACCTTGGACTATGGCAGACTGTCTTCAATGCGAAGACCGAGCGCACCGCATCGGACAAAAAGACAACGTGAACTGCTACTACCTCCTCGGAAGCGGCACTATCGACTCCACTATCTACTCGCTCATTCAGCAAAAGAAATCTATCGCAGCAGAAATCATGAATACTGACGATGATATACCAACCAATGAAATGTATTTCATCGAACTTGTATCGTCGTTCCTAAACGAAACATAATATGGAAATATGTAAAAGCGATGTACAGAAAATTATTAAATATTTAAACGATGCTGCCGTCTTGTACGACAACCAATGCAAACAGAGATATGTTTCTCGTGCTTGGTGCATCAGACAATTAACAAACAAATTAAAAAATAAACTACAAGAGTAACATTAACACTATAAGTAATAATCAAAATGGGAATAATTAACAAAGATGCCAACCTCTACAATCATAGAGGTAAACTAATAGCAATCGCAGGTTGCTATCAAAAAGATTATCATGGCTGTTTTATGCCAGAAACGGTAGGGCAATTGTGCCACAAAACAAATAAAAAGAAGAAATCATGCAGAAAGTATTAGGACAAGACATCAAGAACTTGGACGAGCGCAAACAGTTCCTTATCGACAATGCAGACGAAGTTGTCGAAATGGATTACAGTAAAGCGTTTGATGCCGACGAACTTGCAAAGAAGAAGACTACACTTGCAGAGAAGTCTATCAAAATTCATGACCTGCAAGAAGAAATTAAAGACTTCAAAGCAGAAAAGAACCTTGAATTAAAACCTCTAAAAGAGGACGTCGAAGAACTGCTTGCCGACATTAAGGCGAAGAGCCGCGTCGTAACAGAAAAAGTCTACAAATTCGTAGACGAAGAAGAACGTATGGCATGCTTCTATAATGCAGAGGGTGTACTTGTGTCAAGTCGCCCTGCAACAAGAGACGAACTCTCACCAACTTTGTTCAAAGAGTTCAAAAAAGCAGAGTAACAAACCAATTAACAACATTTAATTATGACAAACGAAAAAATGCAAATCAATCTTGATAAGGACTGTCAAAAGGCAGAGGTTATCATTCGCGAAGTGGGCAATGTGAACGAGCTGCCCGTGATTGAACCCGAAAACCTCAACGTAAGAGGTACTATTGGGGCTATTTTCTCATTCCTCGAGAAACGCTGGGGTTGCGATGGTCAGATAGACCGTGAACACACGCATATCATTGTAGACCGAGATAACCTAACAATGGTGCTTGTCTGCAACGAGACAGACAAACGTAACAGAATTATCGTTACAGGACAATTGCAGCTGTCCCGTCAGTTTGAAGCGTTCCACATCAATGATGGCTATGAATGGGAACCTATTCAGCTTAGCCAATTCATCAAGATGAACCGTGCTTACTTTGCCGAGCGTGATACCAACATGAAATTGGTGTCAGTCTTTAAGAACTTCAAGGCAAAGGTGAACACCGACTACGAGCGAGACCGCAAGGAAAACGGTTCATATACGGACAACTATTCACAAATTGTAGATTCCAATATGCCTGACCGCTTCTTTGTAGTACTGCCGATTTTCAAAGGCACAAAAGCGCAGTCTATCGAAGTGGAAACGTATGCCACTATCAATGGGCACGACGTAACGGTGCAGCTTATTTCCCCAAGCGCACAGCAAGTTGTAGAAGAAACACTGGACACTATCATTGATGAACAGATTGAAGCCATCAGGGAAATTGCGCCCGAGATTCCTTTCATTGAGAAATGATTTTTCAGTAAGGTTTTAATAGTTTAGAACGTGGGGAAGCATCCCCACACTTGCTTTGGTGGCGGAATTGGTAGACGCACGCATAAGTTGGATGTGTTATGGTGTACGGAACACAGATGGCGCGCAAAGATAGAAGTTCAACTCTTCTTAATACATTATCTTATGTGATTTAGACGTAAATGTAGGTTCGAGTCCTGCCCAAAGCACAAAGAGGAAAATAGTTGGCTAATTGGTAAAGTTTAAGAAGTAACTTAGGAATATTGTCAAAGAGAAAGGCGGTGGGACTACCCATTGGGATAACAGATAATGAAACCCTTGTAAGGAGAATGGCCTTGCTATTCCGATAATAGTTCCTGCATGAGAAACAGGCTTAAACAATACCAAGCTAAATCTGAAAAGAAAGTCAGACACCCATCGTATCTATCTAAGGTGCAAACTTAGGTGGGTGCTTAATTGAGAATTAACTCGGTGATGCAAATGACGAAGGGTATTCAGAGAAATGCAAACGAGACCAAACTCCAACAATCTAAGTAGAGGTATCATAGAACGGTGAGTAGGAAACACGTAAAAACACTGTTAAACAGAACAGGTCTATGATTTACTTGCAAGGCTTTTCCTTAGATTAACAAAGGTCTCATTTCGGAGTATAGTGTAATTGGTTAGCACAGCATAAACAGGGACGATACCAAACGGCAGCTTTTTAAGCTATATCGGTGGCAAGTGAAACGGGATTAAGCAGAGGAGGTTCGAGTCCACCTACTCCGACAAAAATACAAATCAGACACAACATAAAGAATAAGCGTATGAAAATTATAAATGCAACTATCAAAAATGCAGAAATCAGAACATCTGAAAGATTTAGCGATGCTGTTGATATAGCATTAGAGATTATTACAGAGGAAATAAAAACTGTTAATCTTATCGTAGTAGGAAACTGCCGCAAGGATAGTGGTAAAAACGAAATAGGTTATTCTGTTTCACGAATAATGGATATTTGTGAAGTGGACAGTTTTCTCGAAGTAGAAAATAGTCCTATACGTGCTATTTTTGAAAACGAAAGGCTAATCGGTATCTGTGGCTTCTTTGACAAGGAAAATAAATTTATTCCGTCAGAAGAGTTATGAGATTAACTTTTGAACAAGCATTGGCTCAACAGAAAGCCAAGCGCAAATCACCCTCTAATGAGGAGCACCGCATACAATGTTCTTGTGTGCGGTGGTTTAATTTAAAGCATAGAAAGTTACAAGGTCGTCTTTTCGCAGTTCCCAATGGAGGTAAACGAGATGCACGCACAGCTGCAATACTCAAAGAGGAGGGAGTTGTGGCTGGTGTGGCAGACTTAATACTGCTTATTCCGAACAGATTTTACGGTGCACTGCTCATTGAAATGAAAACAGCAAAGGGCAAGCAAAGCACATCGCAAAAGCAGTGGCAGAAACTTGTAACCGAGCAGGGAGAGTATAAGTACGTAGTTTGCCATTCGCTGGACGAGTTTATAAACGAAGTTGAAGATTACCTAAAATACTATGAGTAGATATGGCACGACCTGTAAAAACAAATCTTGAATATTTCCCTGTTGATATAAATTTCTTTCAAGATATAAAGGTTAGGAAGCTAATCCGCTTTCAAGGCGGCAAAGCTGTTACTGTATATGCTGCCCTGCTTTGTATAATCTATCGTGATGGATATTACACGAAGTGGGACGAGGATATGGCATTCGTTATATCAGAAATAACGAATTACGAACAGTCCTTTATACAGGAAGCCGTCAAATGCTGCGTGAAAGTAGGATTATTCAATCCAGACCTTTATAACAGCGAAAGTATTCTAACCTCGAAAGGAATACAAGAACGTTACAAGCATATCAATAAGCTGTGCAAGAGAAACATAAGCATAGATGAATACTCTTGCGTGGAAGAAAAACAAGCAGAAATCGAAAGACCAACACCCTCTTATGCAAATGAAAGCATAATAGGTGGAATTGACGCTGAAATAGAAGAATTGAAACAATCTTCTATTTGGTTGGAACAATTGCAAATGCTACACCATTTGCAAAAAGATGCTCTAATAAGCAAGTTGGACGATTTCAAACTGCAATGTTTGGCAGACGGAATAGAACACCACACCAACATCAGAGACGCAAAGCAGCATTTCAACAATTGGCTGCGTAAAATACAATATAACAATGATAAAGTTAGACCCGAAACAAGAAATAGACGTAGAGGAAATATACTCTCATCTTCTCAAGAAAAAGAATATTCCAACTCGTTTTAGGCTGCCGTACACAGCAAAGCAAGTCTATGCAATGCTGTACGCAGCTTGTAAAGCTGAAGTGGCAGCACGTATGCGTCAGTTTGCAGACACAGCCGAATACAAAACCCATATATGGGATATTGCCAAATGGCTAACGTCGGACGAAAACACATTTGGTTTATTCCTATGTGGAAACAAAGGCAACGGCAAAACGACACTTGTGCAGGCATTACAGTCATTGTATTTCTATCTGCATTCAGGAGAATGCACAGAGAACAGAGAGCCGCCATATAGTGGTTTTAGAATTGTAACCGCAAAAGACTTGGTGCAGCTTGCAAAAGCCGACAATAATCCGACAAAGGAAAACACCAAAGCAGCTACAGAGTACAATTTCTTAAAGAATATAGAAATACTCTGTATAGATGACCTCGGAGTGGAACCCTACGAAAGCATACATTACGGCGACACGGTTACACCTATTACCGATATTATACATTATCGTTATCAAAAGCAATTTTGTACGATAACAACGTCTAATTTGACGACAGATGATATTTCAAAATATTACGATGAACGCTTGCACGACCGCTTTAAGGAAATGATGCGGGTAGTTAATTTTAAGAAAGAACCATCATTCAGATAGTAAAAAAACAAAAAGCATGGCAATTATTTTACGAAATTCAGATACTGATATGAAACGAATATTAGACGCTTGCTGTGGAAGCCGAATGTGCTGGTTTGATAAAGACAACCCCGAAGCACTGTTTATGGATATTCGGAAAGAAACAACGACACTATGCGACGGGCGTACATTAACGGTTAGTCCTGATGTGATTGGCGACTTTCGCAATATGCCATTTGACAATGAAAGTTTCTATCTCGTGCTATTTGACCCACCGCATTTGAAAAATCTCGGTAAATCATCTTGGATGGCCAAGAAATATGGGCGGCTGTTCCCAAGTTGGGAAGACGATATTAAACAAGGCTTTGATGAGTGTATGCGAGTTCTAAAACCAAATGGTACGCTTATATTCAAGTGGAATGAACAACAGATACCTACTGATAAGATAATTGAGATTGTTGGCACGAAACCTCTGTTTGGTCATACATCGGGCAAAGGTAATCATACGATTTGGATGTGTTTCATAAAATAATTGAAATATGGGTAAAGATATTCATCATAGCTGCAAATGCACAGGGCAAAATTTTACTTTCGAAGAATGGTGCAAATATTTGAAACAGGAGGACAGCCCCAAAATCGTGCATCAATACAAAAATTTTAGCTTCAACATCTACGATGTATGCTTAACACCGAATGTTAAGATAAAATGGGAAAAGAAAATAAATTACTTTGAAGTCGCAACAGCGCAATCAGACAACGGACGGTGGGATTTTGGACTTCATTATAATTTTTGGACGCAAGGCGGTTGCAGTGGCGCAGCTTATGTTGATACGCTAAAAGACGGTTATAATACCGAGAAAGAAGCTGTCAATGCGGCTTTAAGCTCGCTAAAAGAGAAATGTCAACGTGTTATAGATGAAATTCAATTCAGGGGCGGAGATATATACGATGACGATAGTAACGAACCCGAAATTAGGGGCTCGTCTGTACTTCCAATACTTAAAGAGGCAATACGTAAGATTGCTCATTATAAAGAAGTATTCAACCCCCGACAATTAGAATTGTTTAATTTATAAAATAACTATATAAAAAATGAAAAGAGAAGAACAAATAAGACAAGCCGCCCTTGCGTATTCGTTTGATACGGACGGCGGACACAGTGGAGACCTGAACGCAGGACGTGATGACTTCATAGAGGGCGCAAAGTGGGCAGACGAACATCCTGCGAAGTTTTGGCACAAGGTAGCGGACGGAGATTTGCCCCTGAAAGCAAAGAACAACAACAGGGTGGAGTTTTCAGTAGAAGTTTTAGTACGTCTTGATAAAAACAGACTTGCTTTTGGGCGTTACGACTACACCTATAAAAGTTGGTATATAGGACTACAAAGGGTATATCCTACTCATTGGGCAGAAATACCAAAGCTGCCCGAAAATAATAAATAATGAAAATATTAGTTCAATTCAGTGGCGGTAAAGACAGCCAAGCCTGTTTAATATGGGCTGTAAAAAAATATGGGAACAAGAATCTGATAGCTTGCTTTTGCGACACAGGCTGGGAACATGAAGAGACTTACACGCATATTCACAATGTCTGTAGCCAATTAGGCGTAGAACTTATTACGCTCAAAAGCAGTAAATACAAAGACTTCGTGGATATGTCTATTAAAAAAGGAAGATTTCCCTCACCAATGGCAAGGTTCTGTACTTCAGAGCTGAAAGTAATACCGATGATAGATTATATTCTATCGCAAGATGACCATTTTATCATCATTCAAGGTATTAGAGCGAAAGAGAGTAAGGCACGAGCAGGCTATGCAATGGAGTGTTCCTACTTTTTGGAATATTTCAACGACGAAGTAAAAGGCTTGTATCACAAGAAAGCCGTGCTTGAATGGTGCAAGACGCACGATGCAAGCGCGCTACGCCCCATATTCCATTGGACAGCACAGGAGGTGATAGACTACATACTTGCCAATGAACAACGACCAAATCCTTTGTACGAACGTGGTTTTTCACGTGTTGGTTGCTTCCCTTGCATTATGTGTAGAAAGCGTGAAGTACAGTTGATTTCAAAAGATGAATGGGCAAGCAACCGATTGATAGAGGCGGAGCAAAGAATGAAAGATGAAACAGAACGCGGCTCGTCGTTCTTTCCACCTACTTACATACCTAAGCGTTTATGCGCCAACGGCGAATACCCCACAGTGCATGAAGTGTTCAAATATGTAAAGCGCAATGATATAGAGCTTGATATGTTTGAACCAGAGGGAGGGTATAGCTGTATGAGCTTATATCACGGGTTGTGTGAATAAATTGGTAAAACAAATAGTATGGAAAAGAAAAAGACTTATGTTCTGATTCTTTCGGAGTACTTCCCGAAAACTCACAACAAAGCAGGAATGCCAACGGAGTTTAAAGAGAAAGTGCTAAATAAAAACAAACAACAATGAACAGAGAATTCTTATTCAGAGGTAAGTCAATACTTACAGGTTTGTTTATAGAAGGAAACTTGGTAATAGACCGAAATCGTGAAACTTTTATTGTCTGGTTCAATCATAAACAAAAAGAATGTTGGACATCAATATATCCATATTCAGTCGGACAATACACGGGCTTGAAAGACAAGAATGGCAATAAAATATTTGAGGGGGATATTGTAACCATCGGCAACAATCTAAAGGCTGTAGTTATATGGTTCAATGGCTCATTCAGGTTCCAAGATGAATTGAGTAGCAAGGCAACATATTTCGATGATATAGGAGTTATAATGCGTGATTACGATGTACAGGTAATCGGCAATATTCACGATAACCCCGAATTGCTTTCGAGGAAGTAAAATAAAAGATGTTTTGTAATTTATTGATAAAAATTAAGGTATGGGATTTAGAATTAATTTTTGTAGAGTACCAAAAAGTTTTCGCCTAAGAAATTCTTTCAAGGACGATGAAGACTGGGAGAATTATCATAACGAATTAGAGAAAGTAGAGGAGTATGTAAAGTCGGACACATGTACCGATATATATAATCAAGCGTCAAATGAAAATAACCGACTTTATACACAAGTAGACGATAACGAAGATACCATAGTCGGAACTGTATCAAAGGAACAACTGTTTCAATGGATCGTGGAGATTAGAAAGCGTTTCCTATACTATTTGGAAACACTGCTTGGTGATGATGAAGAAAGCCTAATTAGGCTAAAAGATTATGTTAGGACGAAAAAACTTAAGTGGAACTATCATTGGAAAGGAGTCCCTTTATCTATGGAGTTTGACTTAAAGGAAGATACCGACATTGATAGAATGCTTGTTTCTGGTAGTTCTACCTATGAGTATGAAGTGTTTAACTTTATATCCTTGTACAAGAATTTCGATTTTGAGAAGTATGAATTATTTATATATGGAGGGTAAAGACTATGGCACAAATAGCAACAACAATAGGACAGAGTAAGAAGCTCGAAGAATTAGGTATATCTACTGATACATCTGATATGAGCATTTGGAGGCAGACTAAAGATTGGAAGGGCAGACCGATTGAAAGGAAAATGCGCATCGACGCAACTCCTTTCAACCAACTTTCACACATTGTTATGGGTGTAGAGAGTTTTGAGGAATATCCCGCTTGGTCGCTCGGAGCATTGATTAAACTGCTACCCGACACTATTATTTTGGATAATGGAGATGTTTGTGGCTTATCCGTGCTGAACATAGGGGTTTACTATCGAGGCTTTGTAGATAGAAATATCGTACAGGGGTTCGAGAATGAGAATATTTTCGATAATTGTGTCAATATGATAGAGTGGGCAGTTAGGAATGAACATATAAAAATTAAGAAATGATTGAACACTTAATAGAGTTAATATCAACACTATTATCGTGCTTAGTATGCTATTATAATGGTTATGTATATGTGCTATATCGATGGGCTTACCGCAGGTTACAAGAAATATATGGAGGAAAACAAGGAGTGGTTAGAAAGAAAACTTAAAGAAATTGATGAGTTGAAAAACAGATATATTGTTGCAATTAAAAAGAATAAAATGTCAAATGAAAATTAACGAATTACATATCGGGGACATCGTCTGCCAAAAAGACGATAGGTTTCCAATGGTAGTTGTGGGTTTACACTCCACGCTTGACGAGCTCGCAAAAGGTCAAGGCGATGTGTACCTTGACTTTGAGGGAAACGAGGGTGATATGTGGGAAGTCAGTGTTGATGATTTGATAAAATGGACGGAATAACAATTGGAAGTAAGATTTACAGGTTTACAAAAGAATTTACCCATTGCACAGCTTGTGATTTATACGGAAAGGGTTGCACTTCTATTTGTAAAGAATACCACAAGTTGCTGTTTGGGCTTGACGGTGATGGTGTATTTAAATTAGAGAACATGGAGAAAGGTGAAAGTTCTAAAGGAACTCTCACATATACAAAATAACTAAATATGAGCAAAATAGAAAGATTAAAAAAGTCTTTGGAGAAGAAGAGAGAGAAATTTAAAGACAAGATAGAAGCACACTTCGATGATGTAAGGAGTGCTAATGGGCAGCCGCTGAACGATAAAAGGTGCGGACATTCCACAATAAGCAGGTGGGAAAAGCAAAATAACGCATTGCTTAACTTGCAAAAAGAAATAGAACGCACGGAAAAGGCGATACAAGAAGAAGAAAGCAAAATAAATTTTGTCGAGAGAGTAAAGCACGAGCTGCCAAAAGAAATAGTGGAGCTTATTGACAATGGCACTATTAAGCAATGGTCGAAATATCCACATATCTTTTTTGTGGACGGAGTGGAGAAGGCACGTATCATTTGGGAAGATAAAAAGAAAAGAGTGGCGCATAAATTCGCAAGCCAAATACGAGATAGAGAACAATACAAGAAATTCGCTAATGTGTACAATATGTTGGCAAAGAAATTAAATTAAAGCGTATGAAGAAGATAATGTTTAACGACAATTATCGCCTCACGCAGGAGGTATTAGATGAAACAAAGACAATGACAAGGCGGATAGTATCGCCATCTGTTATCAACTCCTATGACGCTTGGTACGAGGAGTTCTTATACAAGCGAGTAGGTGAAGAACCTTACCAAACACTTGAGGAATACATAACAAATACCTCCAAATACAAAGTTGGAGAAGTTATAGCGATAGCGCAAAGTTATCTTGACGCTGGTAATCCTCAATTTGATAAATTCGGGCACGATGTCGCAGGGAACACTAATAAAATGTTCGTTAAAGCAGACTTGATGCCCCACCACATCAGGATTACAGATATAAAGATTGAACGCTTACAAGATATTTCAAAAGAAGATTGCCTTAAGGAAGGTATAACATTTATTGAATCATTATCAATTATCGGATATGATGCTTACTTTTTCACTGTCAAACCTAAAGCGAGACAGATATATGGCAATATTCTTAAATTTTTCTCTTCTCCTCAAAGAGCCTACGCAGATTTAATTGATAAAATCAGTGGCAGGGGTACGTGGAAACGTAATCCATGGGTGGTAGCATACAGTTTTAAATTATTAGATTAAGAAATTATGGATAGAGAAATTAAATTCAGAGGTCGCTTTTTCACTCGTAAGTGGATATATGGTGATTTGGTGCATCTTAGCATAGGCTACGGAATAAGAGAACGCACAGGTGCTACGTTGTCTTTTTCAAGAGTTGATGAAGACACCATCGGTCAGTACACAGGACTAAAAGATAAGAACGGAAAGGAAATCTACGAGGGGGATATTGTGAAAGGCGTAAGTCATAAATCTGACAGTTGTATAAGTGAGTTGATACCATTCGATGTAATTGGAGTTGTGGGGTATCATAAGGAATATCAAACATTAGAAGTTCGTACAAGACAGGCATCCCTACACATTGAAGTTGCTATAAAAGGTGAGGTTATCGGTAATATCCACGATAACCCCGAACTACTGAAAGGAGGAAAATGAGAACGTGTTTAAGAAAACTTGTAAACGTAGCAGAGAGTAAAAAAAATAAAGGGAAAATGACAAAAGAACAATATTATTATCTCATCTCCAAATACGGAGAAGACTACGTGCATCGGCACTTCAAACGGTCAGTCGATGCGCTATTTAGAAAAATGAACAAATAATATGAACAACTTCAGAGCAAACACAAAGGTGCAGGTTTTCAAAGAATATACAGAGATTACCGACAAGCACCGAGAAACATTTAACCATATATCATCTTTGTTCCATACTATAATAGGAGGAACAAACGATGTCGCACACAGCATAATGCTTGATGCTATAAATGAGATTAAAAAAGCTGGTCTTCTCAAACAAAAGGTTAAGAAGATGTGCAAAGCAGCCATTGAGAGGTATTCCATATTTGAGAAGCAGAATATGGGCGATATGAAGAATGCCGAGATTGATAAACGGCAACTTTATATGGACTTCCTCGACAGCGTTGATAAGCGCACGAAAAACGATGTATTTATACTTCGCCAGTCGGTAAAAAGATTGTTGGACAAGAACAATATTAGCAACAGCGATTTAAAGTCCTATATTCTCACCGCTCACGCTCTCCTTATATTCTCTATCGAATTGTTCGATAGGTTTATAGATACGTGCCCACCGTGCCCTCCTATAAATTTAGGCAAGACCTATCGGGACGCAAGACTGACATCTGTCAAACAAGCGTGGGAACAAGTAGAAGAAATTCTATGCCCTGATTGCAAAGAGATAAATTTAACGAAAGACAAAGACTGCAAACTCGCTATGGAAATCCTTGAAACGAAACTGGTTTCGGAGCAAGGAATTAACGAGAGTGGAATGGAAGCACTCAACCTCAACCCCGATGCACAACTCGAAGCCGATAGGAAAGTATTACAATACGACAAGAAACGGTTTCAAAAGATTGTTTTAACGGAAGCACAGAAGAAATATTTACGAGAAAATTACCACACAACACGAAAAGCAGACCTTGCAAAGACTATCGGAATTGGTTTGACCAAACTCCGAGAAGTAGCAAAGGAAATAGGCTTACTAAATGTTGTATAATTGTTTAGGTTAGTAGTTAATTTACAAGCGAGCCACCGTCCGTGATGGATAGTGGCTCGCATTTTTCGTTTACTCAAACTTACGCTTTATTCTATTGCGGATATTGCTAATGAAGTCTTTTACCTTTGGCTTGTTTCTCTTAAGATAAAGCAGCAGGCAGGCAACGGCAAACAATACACTTGCTCCTATTATTAGCTGCCACCAATCAAAAGGTTCGCTAATCTGCACTTGCTCGACTTGTTTGTGTTTTTGCTTCTTGTTTTCGGTAGCGCGAACATTCGTTGTATTTTGCTTGTTTGCCGCGCTGTCTCTTTTTTCTGTTATACCTTTCCGTTCGTTTCTACGGCTTTCTTTCCGTTCTTTGATAGCTTTCAAGCCGTGATTGATTATAACGCTACCATCTGCTTTAAACTCCACCATCGGCACTTTGCTACCGACATAAATGTCGTGAGCAAAACTATCAGCTACGCAATAAGCAGGAGTGTCAAAGATATACTCTCTTATGACACTCGTAAACTCATCTATCTTTGTTGTGTCGATAAACGAGTAGTGTGCTTCTGTTTTCTCTTTTACAATGCTTTCGCTGTTGTAAGTGCTTTTTGTAGTTTCAACGGCTACCGCTTTCTTTGTCTTGCAGCCTCCACACATTGTTATGAGGACGCAAATAAGCAGTCCCCAAAACGCTCCTGTAAGTTTGTTCATAATTTCATAGTTTTTATTACGATAATTTTTTCAGCATCACATCTATGGTGCATTCGGTATTCTCCGTAGACAAGTCCACAGATGTACTTTGCATTTTCGGCGTAGTGTATTGTATCAGCTTTTCAGCAATCGTTATTCTCTCTCTTGGTTCAAGGCTGAGAAAGTCCTGTGAAAACATTCCACTGCTGTTGTATTGTTCCAACAAATTCTCTATGGCTTTCTTGTTCAGAACAGTTGCCTTGTTCGGTGTTCCTTTCACTCGACCGCCTGTCTTGACAGTCTTTCCGTTTACTGTTTTTACCATTGTTGTTCCTTTCTTTTGAAGTTAAAAACGAAGTGTGTTAATACTTAAAGTATCGATGCAAAGGTATTGTCTTAATTTTGGAGCATTATTATAAGTATTAATTTATAAAAAGATTATTGTTATGTTAGGAACAGCAATAGGAGCAGGGCTTAAAATAGCTGGTAGTATTTTCGGAGGTATCAAGGCATCAAAGGCTATGCGCAAGTACAAGCAGCAAATCGAACAGCAGAAGCAGGAAAATAAAAGCTGGTTCGACAGACGCTATAACGAGAACGCAACACAAAGAGCCGACGCACAGGCACTTATGACAAACTTGCGTGATGCCATAAGGCGACGCAGCGAGAACGCAGCAGGAGCACAAGCTGCCGCTGGCGGTACAGAGGAAAGTGTTGCAGCACAAAAAGAAGCCGATGCACAAGCAATGAGTAATGCCGTGAGCAACATTAACGCAATGGGCGAAGCTCGTAAAGATGCCATCGAACAGCAGTATCAAGAGAGAGAAGACGGCCTGAATGCACAGTTAGGCAAAGTACAAGTCGGCCGTGCACAGAATATTGCCAACGCAGTTAAGGGTGTCAGCGATGCGGCAGCAGGTATTGCTGGGTATGTAGACGCCACAGAAAAAGAAAAGATTGCGAAGCAGCAGAACGGTCAGCAACTTTAAAGATTTAGAATTATGAGCTCTTTAGCAGATATAATGAATACAGGTGGTGGGACGAGAAAGCGAACTCGCACCAACACTCCCCAAAAGCCTCAATCTACACCACCACAGTTTGACGCTGGCGGAGTAAGTGAGCAACCAACACAGACTGCGCAAGCTCCACAGACACCACAAGTGCAAGGTGCGCAGCCTGCAATTACCGCACCCGAACCACCACCCATTAGCAGTTGGCTCAAAAAGGAAGTGCCACCTACAGCGGAGGAAGCGCAGCAAACAGCCGAGCAAACAGAAGAAACACCACGCAGAATGAGCTTGGAGGAAATTGCCAATCATCTGTATGCTACCAATAAACCCTCTCCTGAAGAAGAGGAAAGACAGCGCAAGCGTGAACGCAGTAAGGCTATCCTGGCAGCTATCGGCGATGGTGTGTCTGCATTGTCCAACTTGTACCACACAAGCAAGTATGCTCCCGATATGAGCAATCCTGGCAGTTCGTTGAGCGATGATGGCAGGAAACGTTACGACAGGTGGAAACAAGTGCGTAAAGACAACGAGGAAAAATACAACAATGCTATCCTGCGTGCTCGACAAGGCGACTATGAGCTCAACTTGAAAGAACGTGAGATGTTGCGAAAGGAAGCAGCCGACGCTGCAAAAGACGCACGAGAAGCAAAGAGATACGAAGAACAAGCCAAAGCCAAAGCGGAAGAACTACGCATCAGAGCAGAGCAAGCGCAAAACGCAAAAGACAAGGCTGCAGCAGACGCAGAGTACAAAAAGGCTCAACAAGAATTCAATCAAAGAAAACTTGAAGCAGAAACAGCATTAAAGAAAGAACAGATTGCTATTCAGCGTGCAACACTTGCTGAAACAACAAGGTATCATTCTGCACAAATTGCCTTAGGCAGAGAAAGAAACAATATCTCACGCTCAAAAGGCGGAGGTAGCAAGGATACATCGGGTATGTACTATCTAAGTGGAAAACATTTCACCATCGGACGGCAGAAACAGTTGTCGCCACAAGAAATAGAATCCGCCTACACGCACAGTGTCGCTTCAGGCTGGGTTAATAAGAAAAATCAGAATCTTGTCGAAAACGCCTATAGAGGAGGCAAAGATAAATGGCTGGAAGCTAAACTCGCCGTCATAGGCAAGTTGCCAACCTATACACCGCAGGCAAAGCAGTACTTCATGGACAACTACGGTTATACAGAAATAGGAAGCGGTAAGAGTGGTGGTTTTAGACACACAAGTAAACGTGGCAAGAATTTGAATTTGAAATAATAAATAATATAAAGGTATGCCAGATATAAAGAACAATATAAAGGCTATTTACAATGCCTTGAACAGTGAGGGTTATAAAGATTTGGGTAGCGAGCAGGATTTTGCTAACGCTATGCAGTATGAAGAAGACCGCAAGACCGCTTATAACCTCCTAAAAAAACACGGATATAGCGGTTTTGGTGAAAATGAAAATGAATTTTCATCGCTTGTTTACCAACGTCCAAACACCAATAATACAGGTGCACAGATAAATGGAAGTACTGTTCAAGCTGTCAATCCCAACGGTTCTGATTTGGGTGGCATTCTTCCAAAAGGACAAGGAGTCGATAGCCAACCAGCCCCCGAATATCTAAAGGTGTTTGACGCAAGACAGATACCCGAAGATTTCAAAGTGGAGGGCGACTTCGTGAACAACCCTATTATTGTGGGGGGCAAAGAACGTACAATGGGCGACGTGGCAAATGAGTTGTATCGTGGCTACGATAACGACTACAGAACCACAGAGAATAAGAAAGCGAACGCTTGGGGTAGAGTACTCGAGCGAGCAAAGGCAATGGGGCTTGACGAAGACCAAGCAGCGCAGCTTGCAGGCGGCGTGGATAAACTCTACCGTCAGAACCTTGCAACAGACCTCGCAGAGGGTATATACCAACGTATGTACAAAGAGGGCGACCCTCTAACAAATGTTGAAGATGTGTTGTACGACAAAGACTTTTCGCAAATCATTGCAGACACAGCAGCTGCTGTGGGATATAACAATGTAGGTACATACATCGAGCACGACCTAAAGCCTGCACTCAATAATATGTTGCAAAAGAAGTTTGGAGGCTACAATGCAAATCTACACCGCATTGCCACAGACATAGACGATATTAGAGCAAGGGTTTCGGAACGTGAACGGAAAAAGGCAGAGGAAGACAGACTGCGGAAGCAAGTCGAGGAAATGAAACTCGAGGGCGAAAGATTGCAAGAACAAGGCACGGCAATGCAACAGCAGGACCGCCCTTGGTGGGCTGGCTTTGTTCCTGCTGCGGCTGGAGGTGTAAATGCTTATGACGTCGCAGCGCAAGAAAGAAGAAATCCCGATGCTGACCGTATGGTGAGAACAGGTCGTGCCATACAGTATATGGCTGGCGACGCACAGGCGGCAATTAACGAAGACAACATACTTCATACTCAAAAGACCACAGGGCTTACCAACCAAATTAAGAATGCTTTCGGTAGAGTTATAAGAGGTGGAGCGCACGCCATTGCAGATGTCAGAACGTGGGACTTCGGATTTACCGAACTCAACAACGCAACGGCAGTGAAAGCCGCAGCCGACGCCTATGCAAAGAATAAGGCAACAGCCGAACAGAAAACACTCCTCAACGCCGTAGCCCTCAAAAACGTTATTATGAGTAAACACGGCGAAGCTTTAGAGGGATTGTATGGGGCAGGAACGACAACTGTACAAATGATACCATTTATGGCACAGTTCGCCTTTAGCCCTGTAAAGGGAGTAGGACCTGCAGCGCAGAAGTATTGCAGGACACAACTTGAAAAAACGTTTGGCAAATACGCTACAGAAGCTGTAGGCAAGTTTGTTGTCAAAGGCGGAGAACTCGCAGGACGTTTCGTAGGCGACCTTGCGCAGGGCGCAGCAATGACAACTACATTTAATATGGCTGATGTCTTAGCCGACACCAAAAACCGTATGACAGGCGATTTGGAAGCCACCACCGATGATAAAGGCAATATCGTCTACAGTGGTAAGCGCACAAACGCAAAGAGTGGAGGCAGGGCTTTTACAGAAGCATTTGCAGCACGCACAATCGAAAACCAAAGCGAGTTGGTGGGAGAATACTTTACACCTTTGCTTAGCTTTATGCAAAAGGGAACTGTCAAGGCGTTGGATAAGTTAAGTTTGAACAAAACCAAAAACTTCCTTACAGGTCTGAACAACAAGGAAATAGTGAAAGGTTTCAACACCTTTGTACAGAAGACCCAATGGCACGGTACATTGGGAGAGTATGGCGAAGAAGTTGTTGGCAACATTGAGAACGCATTGTTCGTTGGCGACCTTAATATGAATCTTGACACCGAAGATGACAATAGCGTCTTCAGCAAGAAACTGAACTATAACACATTCTTAGGAGTTGCTCTTGGTGGCGGTATCATAAGTATCGCTCACACAGCAAATTATCTGCACGTAAACAGAAAGGTTACAACAGCTTTGAATGATGCTGATGTTCACGGCGATGTTATATTCGGTACTGAACGCTGGGAAGAAATAAAGTCGGAGATTGAAAATGCTCCCGACGAAAAGGCTGGAGAGTTACTGAAAACCAAGATGGAAAGCAAGGAACTCAACAGCGACCAAAAGAAAACCATTGCAGAATATACAAAGAACTTGTATATCAAGCGTGGCAGCGACATTTCACAATTGAAGAATGCGCTTGAGGGCAACGTTTCCGCTGAACAGGAAGAAGCGATGTCAGCTTACGAAAACGGACATAACGCAACCGACGAGCAACTCAACGAAATAAAAGTTGCACTTGACGATGCAGAAAAAAATGCATCTGAATTGTTGGGAGAAGAAATACTGGACGTCTTAGACGAAATAGAAGATGTAGACACATTCAAAAATAGTGATGCTTTCAAGTCGTACACAAGAGAGCAGAAAGAAGCAGCAGTAAGGTATATGATTGCACGCACAGCATACAAGGGTATGATAGAACGTGTGCAGGACGATATTAACAGTGCTGTAAACAAGAGCAATGCAGAGATTGACAATTTGACGCACAAGGAGAGTGAATCGATTATACGTGCCACACTCAAAGACGCAGACCGTGAAGTCTATATCGTTTCGGGAAACGTTGCGATGTCTGCCGATGGAAAGAACGTGGATACCGAGAAGTCGGACAAGAACATTGTTGTTTACGATGCCCAAAAAGGCAAAAAGGAAATGCTTGATATTCACGATTTCCTATCTGTTGATACCCCTATTGACGCAGAAAGCTACAAGGCTGACCGTGTAGAAGAGGTAAAGCAGGAGATAGCGCAGAGAGAAGCTGCAAGAATAGACGGCGTTCGCACTTTCCATTACGATGATATTGTCAAGATTCAGGACAAGGACGGCAATTTGATAGACGGTGTCGTTCAAGATGTGCAAGGCGATGAAATTGTAGTTGTTTCAGATGCTTATCAAGGTGGTAAGACCTACACTGCTGCCGAATTGACTGCTATGCAGCCACAACCGCAAACTGTTGCAGAAAATGCAACAGTTGAACAGCAGACAGAGGAAGCTGTTGCTGGTAACGAAAGTAACGAAGTACCAGCACAAACTGAAAGCGAGGTAAATTCTCCACAAGTCGAGACGGAGACAGAAGCAGCGCAGCCCACAGAACAACCGTCTATCCCTACTGATGAGAAAGGAAATTTGTTGTACCACCAAGCACCTGTAGAACTCACGATAAAGGACTTGTACGATGGAACACTCGACGATGCAGAGATAGCTGACTTTGTTTCTGCTAACATCGAAGCAGCGCAAAAGGAATACGACAAGGTTGCAAAGAAAGCTCCGAAGATAGGCACTGACAAGGGAAAATACCTACAAGAGAAAAAGGCTTACCAAGAAGAAGTCGCAGAAGTTAAACGCAAAGTAGACTATTGGGAAGCTGTTGAAACAGCGAGACAAGAACTCACGCACACTACCAAGGCAGAAATAGAAGCTAAGGAAAATGAGTTGAACGGTGATGCTGCACGCAGCGAATATCAAGACGGCAGAGATACAGACGATAGTTTTGCAACAGCAGAGGATATGACACGTGATTTCTTGCGTGATGCAAAAATCACCCCCGAAAGTTTCAGAGAAGAAACTGGTCTTGGTGTTGCAGAGCAGCGCAAGCTTGTCGGTATGATTTCAAATCAAGGAGACACTATTGCAAAATTAGGAGAACGTTTGGCAGAGTACGACGAGCTGCATAATGGTGGCATATTCTTCCACGGCGATAGCAACGAAGCTCGCAGTGCGATTATCAATGCCATTATAAGTTCTAAATCTGTTAGCGACTTTAAGGCGAGCACAGATACTACCGCAGAAGATAAATATGCAGAGGAGGTAGAACGCCAACGAGACGAATGGTATTACAACAACTATCATTTGACATACGAAGAGTATTTGCAATATGAGGAAACATTATTGCCCGAATTGCTAAGAAAATACGCTAACTTTGCAGAAGAAGAGTTTTATAGAGACTGTGCTGTTATTTTTGAAGAAATTGCATCACAGGAGAATACACAAACAATAAAAACAGAAAACAATGACAAACAAGGAACTGACACCACAGCAGAAGAGCAAGGAACTGATAGAAGCACTACAGTTTTGCCAGGAGAAAAAACTGGTAACAGCGGAAGAGATAGCCAAAGCCAAGAGCAAGGAAGAGAAGTTCAGACTGGCTTGCAAGGCGAAGTTGAGAATGCGACTGTATCAGAAACTGCACAAGGAGAAGTAGACAAAGAGCCATTATCAGAAGAAGCGGCACAGAGTTTAATAACTTCAATGGAGGAAAACGCCATTGAAGACCCCGAAATCAGACTAACGCCCCAAACGTGGTTAGAAACTTTTGGCATTAACAATTCTATCGATACTCCCATTGGTAAAGTACGAATGGGAGAAAATCAATACGTAAAATTACAAGATAAGAAACGCACATCCGAGTTTGGCATGGTTTCACTTACTTTGTCAGACCCCGATGTAATTTTTGTGGAGCCAAGCAAAGCGAAAGGAGAAGATGTAGCGGAACGCAATTTCTCTTATGTTTTTGCCAAGACGTTTAAACGTAATGGTAATAAAGTAAAATATTATACGTCTGTTACAGTTTCTATTGATGGATTGGAAATATCCGTAAGCAGCCATTTCGTAAATCCCAATAAAATGCTCAATAAGCTAATGGAGTTTAATCGTGAATATACAAAAGAAACATTATTCTCCAACAGCTCTGAAATGCGCTTAGCTGAACATCAAAGTGATGTGCCGGACCTCCTTCCTACGCAAGAGAATAATGTTTCTTCTATTGGCAAAGATACACAATCTTCTCAAACAAAGCAAGAAAATGAGGATAAATTTGCAGCAGCACCAAGAAAAGAGGGTGAAAGTATATTGGATTTTGCCGAAAGGGTAGCTGCAGAACATCAGTCATACCAAGAAAGAAAGACAGAAGAAGCAAAGGTAGATACCAATCCTACCGATGCACAAAAAGAAGCAGGAAATTACAAGAAAGGACACATCAAGGTAGACGGACTTAATATTACCATTGAACAGCCAAAGGGCAGTATTCGTCGTGGCACTGACGCAAACGGCAAACAGTGGGAAAGCGAAATGCACAATACCTACGGCTACATTCGTGGTACTGAAAGTGTAGACGGAGACCATATTGACATCTTCCTTTCCGACAACCCTACAGAGGGAAATGTGTTTGTTGTAGACCAAATAAACAAAGACGGTTCATTCGACGAACATAAGGTGATGTACGGTTTCCCCGATATGGAAAGCGCAAAGCGAGCCTACTTGTCAAACTATGAAGAGGGCTGGCAAGGCTTAGGAAGTATTACCGAAGTCAAAAAAGAAGACTTCAAGAAATGGATTGACAGCAGCAAGCGAAAGACAAAACCTTTCGCAGAGTATTCTACTGTCAAGACGCAAGGCGATGTGCAGACCAAGAAGCCGACAGAAGCCGAACTACGTGAGCGCAAAAAGCAGGAGTTAAAGAATAAGCTTAAAGCAAAACTACGTGGACAACTCAACGTAGGAGTAGACCCCGAGCTATTTATGATAGGCGTCGAACTTGCATCTATGGAGATTGAAGACGGCGCAAGGAAGTTTGTTGATTTCGCAAAAAAAATGATTAGCGAAATCGGAGACGAAATTCGCCCTTACCTCAAGTCTATATATAATGGTACAAGAGACTTGCCTGGTATGGAGAGCCTTTCGGAAGAAATGACACCATACGATGAAGTAAGGGTATTCAATGTTGCTACCATTGGCAAAGAAACCGAAGATGTTAAGCCGTCAGTATTCGACACCGCCGAACAGATAAGTAATGAACAGGCAGTAGAGCATAGCGCAAAGGAGGAAGCAAAGAATACTGTTGAGACTGAAGACGTAGACAACGATGCGTATTCTATCACCAAGCAGCACAACAATAAGAAAGATATTGATATTTGGGTTGTGCGTGGCAAAGAACGCACAGATAAAGATGTTTTCATACAGCGCAAGCAAGCTGCAAGAAGCAATAATGGCTACTACTCGTCATTCCGTGGCGTGAATGGATTTGTATTCGACACTCCCGAAGATGCACGTACTTTCGCAGATAATGTTTTCAATATACAGTCTGATGAAAAAGACGGACAAATTAACACATTGTCAAATGAAAATTATGCGCATAATTCAGAGGATATTATGCACGAAGATAAAGACATAGATAAAGAATCTGATAAAACAGAAACACCTCCGCACGGTTTAAAGGTTGGCGACAAGGTTCTCTATAAAGGTAAAGAAGCTACTATCTTTGATTTTGATAATGGCAAACCTGTTCTTGATACTGGGCTTGCTCCTGTCGTTTACGATGTTGTAGAAATGGACGCTATCAAGCCTATTGATAAGCAAGAACAAGTAGCGGCAGATGTTAAAGAAAACTTAACAGAAGAAAAAACAGAAGCGAAAGCGGAAGAAACAAACAATAAAACATTATCTTCGCACGTAGAGGGCAATTTGTTTGATGCAGCCCCAACCGAAAGTTTAACGAACAAAGACAAAAACGATGAAGTACACGTACGAAATGGCGGAAGCACTGCCAAGCGAGAGCAAGGACACGAACCTCGACAGAATGAACCGCTGGGAGAGAGCAAACAAAATGAAGCTCAAAGACCTGACGGACAAAGAATGGGTGGACGTGATACAACACATTCTCGTACTGACGCAGAGCGAAGCGGAGGACTACCTGACATATCTAAGAGCAAGCAACGCTTAAACACCACCAATAATCATGGTGAGCGTGGCATAGACTATGCGCCAACTTCGGTAGATGCACGTATAGAAGCTAATATACAGGCTATTGAGTTGGCAAACGAACTTATAGAGAATGGGGAAAAAGCTACTCCCCAGCAAATGGCTGTACTTCGTAAGTTCAGCGGCTGGGGCGGTCTTGGTAAGGCTTTTAACGAAACTGTCAATGGTTATTACGGAGAAGTAAACAAAACTCCAAGAAAGCTAAAGGAACTATTGGGCGAAGAAGCCTACAACAATGCCATTGAAAGTGCCAACAGTTCTTACTATACCCCTGCTCACGTTATAGACACCTTGTGGGATATTGCCGAAAAGTTGGGTTTCAAGGGCGGCAATATCTTAGAGGGTTCTGCTGGTATAGGAAACATCATCGGACAGATACCGACACACCTTAGCGAAAATAGCAACATTCACGCAGTAGAGAAAGACCCTACTGCAGGCAGCATGCTATCTTTGCTTTATCCCGAAGCAAAGGTTGATATTCAAGGGTTTGAAGAAACCTATATCCCTAATGGCAGCATCGACTTGGCTATCACTAATGTTCCTTTTGTTACAGGTTTGCGAGTGTGGGACACCACTTCAGACAAAGACCTATCCAAGAAGTTCCACGATATACATAATTTCTGTATTGCAAAGAACGTACGTAAGTTGCGTGAGGGCGGTATAGGTATTTTTATATCGTCAAATGGCACGCTTGATAATTCACAGAAGCTGTGCGATTGGGTTGTAAGCGAGGGTAATGCAGATTTCATTGGTGCTTTCCGTTTGAATAACAAGACATTCTTGGGAACTTCCGTTACTTCGGATATTATCGTTATCAGAAAACGTATAAATGGAAAGAAGTCTACTAATGCTATTGACGTCAGCACAGTAACAGGTGAACGTACCGCAGATTTTGATACAGGGGAAACAAAAAGAGCAGGGGAAGGATATATACCTGTTATAAAACACTTGTCAATGGATTACAACAAGTACTTCATTGAGCACCCCGAGAATATGGCAGGAGAAATGGCTTTTGCCTTTGAGCACGGAGAAACATACCGTGCAACAACTAAGGGGCTTTACCCAGCGGAAGATAAGCCACAAGACAAGCTGCTCAAAGACTTTGTCAATTCGCTTACCGCAAAGCAGGAGCAAACTATTGCCGATAGCGAGGAAACCGACAATACCATTTACGAGACACTCGGAAGCGACGTAAAGGAGGGCAGTATGATTGTCAGCAACGGAGAACTTTGCATTGCTCAATATGGACAGGCAGTGCCACTCGGACTTAATGCAAACAAAGTCAAAGGACATACAAAACAAGAATGCTTTAATGCTTATACGGAAATCAAGCAGGCGTTAGACAATGTGCTTACTTACGAAACTGAAAATGCCGACGATAAAGGATTACAGCCTTTACTTGACAAGCTGAACAAGGTTTACGACGACTTTGTGAATACATACGGACATTTTCACAAGAACACGGCCATATCTTTCTTGCGCAAAGATGTGGACTATCCGAATGTATTGTCACTTGAAATCTACAAGGAAGAAAACGACGCAAAGAACAAACGTGTAAGAATATTCAGCAAGACCGATGTTTTCAGCAAGCGTGTTGTAACAAAGGAAACAGAGCCTAAGCCCGATAATATAAAAGACGGCGTTATTGTCAGTATCTATAAAAATGGCAGAATTGATATACCTTATATCAGCAAGCAACTCAATCTGTCAGAAGATGCTGTAAGAGAAGAAATCATCAACAGTGGGTTAGGCTTTGAAGACCCTGTAAGTAAAGAGATAGAAGTATCTTACAAGTATCTAAGTGGCAACGTAAGAGAAAAACTCCAGCAAGCGGAAGATAATAACGAAAACGGAGCATACAACAACAATATCAAGGCTTTGAAAGAAGTAATCCCTGCCAACATTCCTGCCCATTTGATAGAGTTCAACCTTGGTAGCTCTTGGGTTACCCCAAAGCTTTACGAAGACTATACAAAGGAAAAAACAGGTATTGAAGTTAAATTTGTATCTGTAGGTGGTACTTGGTTTATGAAAGCTCCCGAATACGGACTTGGAATAGAGCAAAACCGCTCAATGGGCGTTCATAGTACAATTGTTCAAAAAACTATCTTAGGACACGAACTCATCGAAGCAGCTATACAGAACAAAACAATTACTGTAAGCAAGACGCAAAAGGATTGGGACGGCAAGACGGAAACAATAGTCGATAAAGAGGCTACGCAGGCTTGCGGTACTCGCATTGACGAAATACGCCAAGAGTTTAAAGATTGGGCACGTGGCAAGATGCAGAGTGATATAGAACTCAATGCAGAGATAGAACGCATCTATAATGAGACGTTCAATAACTATGTGCCTATTGATATTCCGTCGGACTTTATTCCGAAGCATTTCGGAGGTTCTACACACAACATCACACTCCGTCCCCACCAAGCAAAGGCGGTAGTACGAGGTACTATGCAACCCTTGATGTTGGCTCACGAGGTAGGAACAGGTAAAACGTTCACACTTATTTCCACAGCAATGGAAATGCGTCGCTTGGGTACTGCTCGTAAACCAATGATAGTAGTACAGAATGCCACCGTGGGACAATTTGTTGCAAGCGCAAAAGCGTTATATCCAAACGCTAAGATACTTACTTTAGAGAATGCCGACCACGGCGCAGAGGGTAGAAAGCGTTTTTACGCAAAGATACGCTACAACGATTGGGATATGATTGTTGTACCCCAATCAACCTTTGAGTTCATTCCCGATAGCGAGGAAAGACAAATCGCTTTCATAAAAGACAAGGTGGAGGAAAAGATGATTGTTCTTGAAAAGATGCGAGAAGCTGACGAGAGCGGACAATCGTTTATGACACGTCGTGCTGAAAAAGAACTCGAGCAACTACAGGAAGAACTTGCTACACTTACTGACAATGCAGCACAGAAGCGCAATGAAAAGCAACTCACAGCAAAAGAACTGAAGAAGAAAGAAGTATCAAAGCAAAATGCGGAAGTTAAGGCGCGTGAAATGCTCGACCGTAGAACCGACGATGTGGAAAACTTCGACGATATGGGTATTGATGCTTTACTCGTAGACGAAGCGCACGAGTACAAACACTTAGGTTTTGCAACTGCAATGCAGCGTGGAGTAAAAGGCGTAGACCCCTCTTATTCCAAGAAGTCGCAAGGGGTATTCTTAAAGACTCAAGCTGTGCTATCAAAGAACCACGGACGCAACGTAATCTTTGCAACAGGTACGCCTATCAGCAATACCGCAGCAGAGATATGGACATTTATGCGTTACTTGATGCCGTCTGATACAATGAAAGAATACGGCATATACTACTTCGACGATTTTGTTCGCAACTTTGGCAGCATTCAACAGATGCTGGAGTTCACAACCAGTGGTAAATTCAAGGAGAATAATCGTTTTGCAGGCTATATTGACTTACCTGAACTTGCACGTATATGGTCGAGCGTTTCCGACATAGTCCTCACGGAAGAGCAAGAAGAGCTTAAAGAGAAGATACCTGAAACAGAGGGAGGCAAGGCGCAGGATATTTACTTACCTCAAACAAAAGCTTTGCGCAGCGTAATGAAGTATGTCAAGAAGCAGCTTACCGACTATGACAATATGAGTGGCAAGGAGAAAAAGGAAAACTCTCACATCCCACTCACGATGTATGGTATTGCAAAGGCGGCAGCCGTTGATGCTCGACTTGTTGATGCAACAGCAGAAGATGATATTAACAACAAGACCAACGAGGCTGTACGTCAAACACTGCGTGCTCTTCAAGAAACAGAAAGCTACAAGGGAACTGTGGCTATATTTGCAGATATATACCAAAACAAGGAAAGCGGTTTCAACTTGTACGAAGATATAAGAAAGAAACTCATCGAGCAAGGTGTATCTGAAAAAGAGATTTTCATAATGAAGTCTGGAATGACCATTAACAAGAAACTCGAAATCTTCGATAAGGTTAATAGTGGTGAGATACGTGTCGTTATGGGTAGCACATTCACACTTGGAACAGGTGTGAATATACAAGAGCGTTTACACACACTCATACACGTAGATGCCCCTAACCGCCCAATGGACTACACGCAACGCAACGGACGTATATTGCGACAAGGAAACATCCACAAGGATATGAACAAACCTGTTCGCATACTTCGTTTTGGGGTGGAAGACAGCCTTGATGTAACCGCTTATCAACGACTGAAAACCAAAGGCGCAATTGCCGACAGCATTATGAACAGCAAGCAGCTTATGGCAAACAGTATGGAAAACCGTGCTATCGAGGAAGAGGAAGATGTGTTCGGAGATACTGTCGCACAACTTTCAGGAAGCGAGTATGCAATGTTGAAGAACCAAACTGAAAAGGCTGTGCGGAAATTTGAAAGCAAGAAACGTCAATGGGAAGCCGACCAGACTTATATCCATAACGCAAAGCCACGCTTGAAAGGGCAAATATTCGACGCAGAACGTATGCTGGAAGACAACAGCGCACATCTTGAAACGGTTACAAAAACTTTCCCAAATGGTGAATTTAAGAAAATCACCATAGGAAAGATGCAGTTCGATAGTATTGATGCTATGTCTGACTTCATCAAGGACTTCAATAAGAAGATTAGGGAAGAAAGCGACAAGATAAAGGATAATGCCAACTCAAACTACAACAGCAAGTTAGTTGTCAATATTGACGGTTTAGACTTCGTCGTTCATACCGAAATGACAAAGGAAACAACATCTAAGGGTGTTAATATATTCAGCAAGACAACTCGCAAGATGTACTATTCTCAAGACGAATTAGGCTTGGAGAATGTGCCTATAAAGCAGGGATTGTTGCGTAATGGTATTGAAGATATTGTTTTGAATGTTATCACAGGGCACGACTTTGCAGAACGCATCGATACGCTAAATCAGAACATAGCACGCTATAAGTCCGATTTGGAACTAATCCTTGCAAGAGACGGCAAGCCATTTGAGTTTGAGAAAGAACTTGAAAACGCTAAGGAGAAGTACGAGGAATATACCGAGGCTATGAAGAAAGAGCTGGAAGAAAAGGAAAAGAAGTATGCCGAGTTGGATAGCAAGGTGGAAGAAGCTGGTAACCTTTCCAAAGCTACTGAAGCAGAAGAAGACGAGAACGAAAAGGATACCGATAGCGATGTCTTGTTCCGCAGAGGTAATGTCCTTAATTCTTCTATTGATATTGATGAGATAACGCAGCATGCCAAGGCAGTTGCAAGTGTGTTGCATCTTGACAATATAGAAGTAGTCGCAGACGGTAGTATCTTTGAAGATAAGAAAGCCACAGTCAAAGGTTTCTACAATAAGAAGACAGACAAAATTACAATCATTGCAAGCAACCACACCGACATTGCAGACATAGAGAAGACCGTGCTGCACGAGGGCGTGGCACACTATGGTTTGCGAAAGCTGTTTGGAGACAACTTCAACGCATTCCTTGACACTGTAATCGTGCAGTCCGAAGAATATGTAAGGCGCAAGATTGCAGAAATGGCAGCCAAGCACGAATGGAGTTTCCGTACTGCAGCAGAGGAATACCTTGCAGGAATGGCAGAAGATGCCAACTTCGAGCAATTGAAACCAACCACTTGGCAGCGCATCAAGCGTCTGTTCGGTGAAATGATGAGCGCATTAGGTTTGCACCATTCAGATGTTACGGACAACGATTTGCGTTATCTGTTATGGCGCAGCTACAAGAACTTGGAAAATGGTGGCAAGCGCAGCATACTCGATATGGCAGAAGACATTGCAATGCAATACAGACTGAAAGTGGGCAACTACGCTCACACGCAGTCTGGCTATTCCAACAGCAATATTTTGTACCGCAGTAGCATAGACCCTACAGAAAACGAAATGCTGCCCGATGCACACACACGTTACGAAAAGGAAACAAAAGAACCCGACAAGATAGGTTCTGTGCCAAAAACGCACAACTTCTTTAGACGTTTCTACAAATCGTACGTAGACAGTATGCTTGCATTGAAGTCTTATATGGACAGTGTATTGGAAGCTACAGGCGATAAGCTTTCAAGCCACGAAGATGTATACAAGATTGAAAATGCAATGACAAGTAAGAATAAGACGCATCAGGAGGCATACGAACGAGACTACTACAATCCAATGATTGAAGCTGGACGGAAACTTTGTGAAGCAGTAGGAATGAATTACGATGCCTTGAAGATGTATGTTGTTGCAAAGCACGGTTTGGAACGCAACAAGTATATGGGTGAACGTGCTGCAAGAAACGACAAGCAGGTTTTGGAAGCACAAGAAGCAGTAGAGAGGGCAAAGAAAGCGTTTGCCGACAATCCTACCGACAATAACGAAGAAGCAATACAAGCAGCGCAGGCAGCTTACGAACTTCTGTATGAAGATGCGCTGGTAGAATACAGCAAACGTGATTATTCGGGTCTCACTGACCTCACAGGTGAGGAAGACGTTGCAATGGCAGAGAAAGCAGCACAAGAACTTGTAGACAAGGTTGAACAGCAACCTAATGCAATGCCGAAAGTGAATGCTTTTTGGAAAAAGGTAAATGCAGCTACCAAAGCTACATTAAGAACTGGCTATGAAAGCGGAATAATGACTAAGGAAGCGTACGAGCATATCGCACAGATGTACAAATACTATATTCCACTTCGTGGCTGGGACGAAGCTATTGCAAGCGATATATACACTTACTACGGTGGTCGATTCGGAACAGGTCAGCCACTGATGAAGACAGCAGGTGGACGTTCTTCTTTAGCCGAAGACCCTTTGGCTATGATAGAACAGATGGCGAAGCGCAGCATCATTGCAGCCAACAGAAACAAAATGAAGCAGGCTTTCTTAAACTTCACACTCAACCACCCCAGCAATTTGGCAAGTGTCAGCGAGCAATGGTATGTAAAGAACGCTTTGGACGAGTGGGAACGCAGAGACGCTGTGATACCTGCAGATGCGACCCCCGATGAAATAAGCAAGCTTGTTGCTGAACACGAACAGGAAATGCAGGCATTAGCCGAAAAAGGCGAAGCTATCAAACAACGCAATGGTCTGAAACTCGACAAGCGTGTGCTGAATGGTGAGGGAGCAGAACACACTATTAAGGTATGGCGTGGCGGAAAAGAATACGTTATCTATATCAATGGTAATCCTGCTGTTGCACAAGCTGTGAACGGTCTGACCAACCCTGATAATAGAGGTAGCAAATTGCCTAAATGGGTAGATATAGGGCTTGCAAAACTCAAGAACTTTCAATCTGCTGTTTATACCAGCCTTAGCCCTGCTTTTGTATTTAAGAACTTTGTACGAGACCAGTTGTTTGCTTCGCAGGCGGTATATATAAAGTACGGACTTAAGTATAAGCGTCAGGCAACCAAAAACGCTATGGAGTTGTTTGCAACAGGCGCATTACCAAAACTTGTTTACAAGTGGGAGCACGGCACACTCGATACAAGCAATCAGACAGAAAAACTGTTCGATGAATTTATGCGTGGAGGTGGTGAAACAGGCTTTACTGCTTTGAGAGATATTGAAGCTGTTAAAAAAGATATAGAGAACGCGATAAATGACAACAAAGAAAATGCTGCCAAGCGTGGGTGGAAAGCATTCTTGCGCAGTATCGAGTTCGCCAACCGCAGTGCAGAAGATTTCAGCCGCTTCGTTACCTATATGACGAGCCGTCAGCAAGGAAAGAGTATCGTTGATGCTATCTACGATGCAAAGGATATAACCGTAAACTTCAACAAGAAAGGCAGCGGTGAAATGGGTGCTCGCTATATGAACTTTGCGTATGTATTCTTCAATGCAGCCGTGCAGAGTATCAACAACTTTGCAACAATGGCTAAGCAGCACCCAGCACGCACAGCATTGGTGGTATCGAAATTCGGCTCTTTAGGTTTTGGAATTCCTATGATGAACGCTTTCCTAATGGCAGTTTGCGGCGGCGATGATGAAAGGTATTGGGATAATATGGAATGGATACGCAGAAACAACATCTTGCTGTATGTTCCATTCACGAAAGATACTTTCATCAGCATTCCGCTTCCACACGAATTGCGACCTTTCTACGGTATGGGAGAAATAGTAACTTCAATACTTTTCGGAAAAGAAACGCTTGAAGGAGGTTTTGTCAAAGCATTAGAGGGCTTTACAGGTATGCTGCCGATAGACTTTACAGGTAATGGTGGCGATTTAGCTACAACTCTCACTCCTACAGTTGGACAACCACTTGCGCAATGGAAATCTAACACCGACTTCTTCGGTAGAAAGGTTTACAATGATAGCGAATATCTTAAAAACGCTCCTGAATGGACGAAAGCCTTTAGCAGCACGCCACCTTTGTTGGTAGATATTACAAAAGCCCTGAACAACATTACAGGAGGAAACGCAGTGGACAAAGGTGTCGTGAACCTCAATCCCGATATTATCAATCATTTGGTAAAGGGATATTTCGGTGGTACTGCCAAATTCGTAACGCAGATGAGTAGTTTGCTTTACAAAGGCTTTAGCGGCAACACAAGTGATATACAATGGCGTGATATTCCTGTCGGCAGTAATTTTGTACAGCAATTGGACGAACGCAGTTACGGTAGCAGCACAAATGGCAGCTACAAAGACTTTGCAGACGAAGCAAAAGAAACAGAAAGCAGACTTGCAGGGTATAAAAAGCAGGTGCGTATGGGTTCTATGGAATACGCTGAAAAGATAACAGAACTTCTCAACAGCCCCGAATACCGACGTTACAAGATTGCAAAGGCATACGAGAAGCCTATGGACTTGCTGCGTGAAACGCTGAAGCACATAGACGACCCTACCGACAGGGAAGCCGTCAATTCTGCATTAAGAGGACTGCGTAGGCGTATGATGGAAACTGTAGAGGACGAGAAAAAGAAGAATTTCCCAAAACATGATGATGATTTCAGCTTTACAGGTGAGGCTATCGATGAGCTTAAAGAAGACTTGAAATACTCTATAAAAGGCTTGAAGCAAGGCGAGCAGGAACGCTTGGAGGAAGATTACGACAACGATGCAGAAGAATACATCAGCGAGAACAAGGAAGAAACAATGCGTATCATTGGTGAATTGAATAAGTTATTGGGAAAGAAAAAAGCAAAATAAGTTTCATTTTCCAACAGGGCAGGTGGGTGGGAGTTAATACTTAAAGTATCACAAATGTGTTGTATCTATATCTTTGTGGGCAGATTAAAGAATATTTTATGGCAAATAAAGGAAAAGAAAAACTGTTGAGTATGCGCCGTGTGTGCTCGGTACAGGACAGACGTGCAATGGACAGCGTTGCAAACTCAAAGCTGAACGATAAGGCAAGAGCTATGGAAGTGCTGTGCCAGGCGCAACGCTATTATATGAATATGGACGAGTTTCGTAGGGAGCGTGAACGAAACAAGCGTTACACCTACGGCAAGCAGTGGGAAGACGTTATCTGCGTGGACGGCAGAAGAATAACGGAAGCCGAATACATAAAGAAACAAGGTAACGTACCACTGAAAAACAACCTTATCAGGCGTTTGGTTCGCAGCGTGCTTGGCGTTTACAGAAGTCAGAGTAAAGAACCTATCTGTACTGCAAGAGACAGGGACGAGCAGCGTGTGGGTGAAACGATGTCCACGATATTACAGTGCAACAGACAACTCAACCGTATGGACGAAGTAAGCGCACGCAGTATCGAGGAATTTCTCATCAGTGGCTTTATCGTTCACCGTAAGTGGTTTGGTTGGCGCAACGACAAATTGGACTGCTGGACGGACTATGTGCAGCCCAACAACTTCTTCATCGATAACAAGATGAGGGACTTCCGTGGTTGGGACGTAAGCTGCGTAGGTGAAATACACGATGTAAGCTTTGACACACTGCTCGGACAGTTTGCGCAATCCCCCGAAGATTACCATAAACTATCCGAAATCTACAAAGACGCAAAGGAACAGCAGAATATCGTAAACAACCTACAGGGCTTTGGTATATCAGACGATAGAAATATAAGCTTCTTTATGCCAAAAGACGGAAGCCTTTGCAGGGTAATAGAGGTATGGCGCAAGGAAAGCAAACCACGCTACCGCATTCACGACCCCAACAACGGTGATATTTACAAGATAGACATTGAGGACTACCAAAGACTTTTTATAGCTGTAAACGAACAGCGGAAACAGCAAGCATTGGAAGCAGGAATGGACTTGAACGATGTTCCGTTCTTACGTGCCACTTGGTTTATGGATAACTATTGGTACTATTACTACCTTACACCATTCGGCGATATTCTTGCAGAGGGAGAGACACCCTATGAGCACAAGAGCCACCCTTATGTATTCAAGGCTTATCCGTTTATCGATGGGGAGATACATTCGTTTGTAAACGATGTGATAGACCAACAACGCTACACCAACCGACTGATAACACTCTACGACTGGATAATGCGGTCAAGTGCCAAGGGCGTTCTACTTGTGCCCGAGCAAAGTTTGGGCACAATGTCAATAGAAGAGATTGCCGATGAATGGAGTAGGTTCAATGGCGTGATAGCTTACCAGCCAAAGGCAGGTGTCCCCATTCCTCAACAGATAGCCGTGAACTCTACCAATATCGGAATATCCGAATTGCTGAACATACAACTTAAGTTCTTTGAGGACATATCGGGCATTCACGGAGCACTGCAGGGTAAGCCTGGTTACAGTATGACAAGCGGTTCACTGTATGCACAGCAGACGCAGAATGCTACTACCTCATTGCTGGATTTGCTTGAAACATTCAGTCAGTTCATTGTCGATGGAGCATACAAGGACGTTAAGAATATGCAGCAATTCTATGATGAAAAGCGTGTATTCAACATTGCAGGCAAGAGCGGTAAGATTATAGTTTACGACCCCAAACTAATCCGTGATGTGGAATTTGACTTGAGCATCGTTGAAAGCACTGCTACACCAGCACACAGACAGATAGCCAACGAGTTCCTGTTGCAGATTTGGCAGAGCGGTCAGATTAACTTGGAACAGCTGCTGGAGCACGGAGACTTCCCATTTGCTGATGAGCTATTGCAAAGCATAAAGGCACAACAAGCCGAAATACAACAGCAAGGCTCTGTCAGTGGAATACCACAGCAGATACAACAGCAAGCGGCACAAGGTGCGGATATGGACGCTGTAAATAGAGGGTATGAAATGTTGAGAGCCTCTTAACCAACGACACAACAACAAAGGCTGCGTAATTGCAGCTTTTGTTGTTTCTGTTATATAGATGCTTCTGATATAACCTTTTTATGCAACCTGCTGTTTTCCATTCTTTTAGTCGTTACTATTATTTTCGGTATATCCATTTCATAGTAGCAGATATGCAACCCTATTGCTCGTGTCATCAACAAGTCGTCGTGCTTTCCGAGAATAGCACCAAACGAAACGTTTTTCTTGCGCTCGTAAAACAGATACTCATCAAGACACCGTTCATCACGCTCGACATACATCTGCTTTCTTATCACCTTTACAAGTGTCGATATAATCATCGGCTTTGTAGATACGTTCGTGTGCCAGCCGTAATGCTTTGGAGCACCCTCCGCAATAGCCTCCGCACTTTGCTTGCGTGCATAGAGATTTGGATATACATCTTTTATTTGGTCTAATATAAATGGAGCTTGCACACCGTCTACAACTCTGTCTTTATCTTTTGTTTCGAGTGTGTTGCTCTCTATTACCAACAGCGCATTGTCATAGTAGGCGGCTATCTGTGCAGATTTCCACGCAAGTATATCCATATCGGTGTGTCCATACCATTGCGCAACAACAGACGGCTTATCACCGTCTATCATATAGAACCTGTCAAATACGGTTATAACAGAGTAGTCGGCTTTTGCAGAACGCCCACCAATATCAACAACAACAAGATATCGGTTTGTAACTCTTTCATTTGCCCATATTTCAGGTTTCTTCCATATCCACAAGCAGCCCTGATTATCCTCTATGAAGCGCAAGCCTTTGAACGCATCCTTGCCCTCGTCTCCATCGGCAACCATGTCGCCAACAAATTGTGGAGGGCAGCAAGTCTTCTTTAATTTTGCTACCAAATACTTGTCAAATACTCTTGTGCCTGAATGTACAAACGCCTCCACATCGTCAGACGGATATTCGGACGCCATTGTGGCATGGTCGGGTTTACCCTTTCGTTCTTCTACGTACCAATGTATTGCTTCGAGAGTTGCACCAAGTTCCCAAAGATACCACAAGTATTTGCCATTCTCTTCACGCTCGTTATTGACATTAGTGTTATTTCTATTCTTCCACAAATTGATAGCAAAGTCCGCCTTTTCGCTTTCACTATTAAATGGCAAGCTGTATATGTCTATGTCGAACCACGAAATGAACAATGCCTGGAATTGTGATACCCCTTTCTTAGCAGCGTCATATTCACGCTGGAAGAAGTTACCCGTACCGTTTGCCGTGCTTTCGTAAACTATCATCGTGTACGGCTTTAGCTGAATACCTGAACAAGCAGACCGTACTATATCTTCAGGTTTCTTTCCATCTGTAGTTTTCCAAACACCTACTTCGGAAAGGTGCACTAAGTTGTAATCACCACCACGGCAACTGTCAGGACGTTCGGCAGTACCTATCTTTATCTTGCAATTACGTTGCGGTACTCTGTATATCGCCCCCGATTTGCCTACTCCAACAAGTTTGGGCTCGTTGGGACTATAAATCTCTCCAAGCTCGTGTAGCATCTTTATCGGATATGCCTTAATCATACGGTCGAACATATCCTTAATTTCGTCTGATGCTGTACCTTGATGCGCAATGATAAGAGAATTTAAACCTACCTTGTGAACAAGCTGCAACCACGCCATATACAGCTGCGAAGTAGTAGAACCACCCCATTGTCGGGCTTTCAACAATATAAGCCGTATAGGCTTGTTTGCAAGGCGAAGTTCTTCCAACTTCTCTACAAACCTGCGCTGCGGACGTGTCAGCCGAAACAAGACATCTTCGCCACCACCTTTATTTTTGATGTACACAAGCAATGCTGCCCAAAATGCAAAGTCATACTGTATGCGTATGCGGACAATCTGCTCTATGATTTTAAGCCTATTCTCTTCAGTGTACTCCGCATCAAGTTCCTTTTCGCAAAACACTTTCATAGACTTGTGCTTTACGATGAGTTTGACAAGTGGAACTTCCAGCATTCCCACAGGTAGATACTGCGTAGGTAAAGGGTGGTCTTTTATAACCACCTTTTTTCTTTCCCCTATCGACCCCTCGCCTGTGATAGGATTAAACGTGCGACCATTCTCTTCGTTCCGCTTGTCATTATCGGAGAGTATCTTCTTGACGTACGTACTTACCCCACTTTGTTTCTTGCTCTCCTGCGCTCGTACCATTTTGATTTAATCTTGCTTATAATGACTTTGATAGACCCCTCTGTAAGATAAAACTTCGGAGCAGGCTGCCTTACTACCCTGAATACTATTTTTGTTAATGTGAGATTTGGGTGCTGTCGCTTCATAGACATTGTTCTTTTATATATCTCTAAGAACATATCACGCTTGTTTTTACCCATATATAGGAGTTTATCCCCTTTTATGACTTGTAACACTACAATAAGTGCTCTTTCCTCGCTTACCCAAAAACGGTCAGACGGACTGTCTGCCATTTTCCTATATATTTCTTCAGAGCATATAAATTTTACTTCTGATATAAGCTGATGGTAAAGTCTTAATAGATTGTCATTCCTTTCTTCTTCATATTCAAAATGACTGCCAAAATTCTTCATACCAATATAATTAACAAATTGTTATATTGGCACTTGTTCCCACTTGCAAAGATAATACTTTGTGTTAATAGATAAAAGTATAACCATTAATAATGTGCTTATTTTTGTGGCGAAAAGGATAAAAAATGTTTTACAATGGCAGAAGAAACAAAGACTACCCCACAAAAAAGCAAGCGCGAGCTATTCATAGAGCGTTTGAAAGCCAAGTACCCCGAAGACAACTTCGACGAAGAAGAAGTTGTCTTCGGCAGAATTGGTGAAGATTACGACGACGCAGAAAGTAAACTCGCAGAGTACAAGAAACACGAGGATGGACTGTCAAGTATGTTTGCAGCCGACCCTCGCAGTGCTGCATACCTCAACAGCTGGCGCAATGGTGCTGACCCAGCAGTCGAACTCATTCGTTTGTTTGGGGACGAAGTGTTGGAAGCACTGAACGACCCAGACAAACAAGAGGAAATCGCCGAAGCACGCAAAGAATACCTTGATAAGGTTAGCAAATCGGAGGAGTTGGAAAATGAATACAACCAAAACCTCGAGACGTCTTTGGAAACATTGGCCGCTTTTCAAAAAGAAAACGGTTTGAGCGATGACGAGTTGGACAATGTTGCAGAGTTCATTATGACCATCATTACAGATGGTATCAACGGCAAAATCAGCCGTGAGACAATGGACTTGGCTTTGAAAGCTATCAACCACGACAGCGATATTGTTGCCGCAAGCCACGAAGCGGAAGTACGTGGCAAGAACGCAAAGATAACAGAGAAACTCCGCAAGGAGGGCGACGGAACGGCGGTGATGGACGGACAGAACGGAAGCCCAGAGAAACCTAAGCGCAGAAATTCCATCATTGATTTAGCACGTATGGCTAAGTAACAACAAAGGATAACTTATTTTTTTTAAAACATTTATATATTATGGCAGAACAAATTAAAACAGTAGAGAAGCAGCCTGTAGCGGCTCCAGGCTCTGCAGGATTAAAAACTCAAATGCCAGGACAGACTACTACTGTAGATGGCATTAGTGCAGCAAGTGGTGGTATTGGTGCAGGTAATTTAGTAGAGACACACATCGATGACGACATCTTTGAGTTTGAAAGCGATGACACCCCTCTTTGCGGTTTAATGCTAAGAGCAAAAAGGGTAAATGTTACCTCCCCTATAGTAGAACACTATCAAATTGACGAGGAGGTTTCAACCGTTACCACTATCGACAAAATCGATAAAGGTACAGGAACGAATTTTATTCTTCCTTTGGCAGAAAAGGAAAAAGCCCATGTTCAGGTGTATTCAACGTTACACGTTCGTAACGTGAATGGATATACCAGCGATGGCTCAAGGGAGACTCCTGGTCTCGATTTGCAGTTGTATGTAACAGGCAAAGACACAAACAACAGTCCTATTGTGCGCTGTGTCAATGGTCCTCGTCAAAGCCCAAGCGACGATTACTGCCAAACGCCAGGTATTCCAAAGGGTACTACCATTGATATACTCGTAAATGCCTTGCACGAGACGCAAAAGGTTGTTCCACCTGACAGTGTCAAACCCTCTCCCACCTATGTATACTTGCAGAAACGTGGAATGACACAGATTGTATCTGATTACTTTGATAGTCAGAGAAAACGTATTCCATTCTCAAAAGCCTTGATAGCAGAGCGTGCTCTTCGCAAGTTCAAGCGTGCCACCAACCGTTCATTGCTGATTGGTAGAAAAGGCAAGATGTCCGTAGAAGACGAAAAGACGGGTGCACAAACAGTTTATTTCACAGAGGGCATTCGTTGGGCTATCAAACGAGAATTGATGCACTCTGGTAGGTGGACATATGAAGAATTCATTGCTTTGGCAAAGATGTTCTATACAGGTGAAGATGTGCCGCAGGCCGCTATCTGTGTGTGTGGCAAAAACTTTCTCGAGAATATTCAATGCATCGACTTCTCTAAACACCCTGAGGTAAAAATCACAGTTGAAACCAACAAGTTGGGCTGGAAAGTAACAAACTTCCACACAGTGTTCGGAGATTTCGAGTTCAAGCACGACCCAACATTTGAGAAAGTAGGCTACAGCAACAGTGCCGCTATCTTGGGGTATGACCGTTTGGTGCACTATGTTCGTAGCAGCGAGCATAGCGATAGCGAAGATGTGGAAGAGCGTGAAGCAAAGCGTGAGACGCTAATTGCTTGGGACGCACTCGCATTAAAGGGTAGCTGCCATATCTTCGTCAATTGCGAGGGTGCTGGAAAGGCAGACAATGCCACAGGCTATCGTATTTGGAAGTCTGACAAAGCTCCAACTGGAAACGACCTTGTAGACGGACAGGTATATTACCTGCTTGTTGATTGCCCAGAAATTAGCAAGGGAGCACGACAGGGCGAAACCTGGCTCTACACAACAGCGAAAGGCTGGGAGGAGTACAAGGGAGAAATAGGGCTTTAACCTTGTTAAAACTTTAAAATTAGTCAATGTAGAGGAGGTTGAGAAAAATTCACCTCCTCTACATAAAAAAGAAAGAATATGAAGAAGCAAAAAAAATATGGTGTATACCATTTCAAAGAGTGGGATTTTTCTTTGTTCTTAGCTGGGCGTAGTATAAAAATTCATTTTATAGGAGGCTCTTCATCGGATACTGGGATTATTCCTGCTACTTTCATCACACGCAACGAAATAGTACAGTACGCTATTGAAAACTGTATTTTTTTCAAAGACGGCAGAATAAAGCTTATTGAAGAAATGGACATCGAAGAATCAAAGGAGGAATCAAAGGAAGCTCAAGAAACATCTACCGACAATGAAGGTATTGCAGGCAACTTCACAGAAGTAGAAGTCGGCAGTCTCGAGGAAGCAGTAGACTATCTCGTTAGCAACTTTGACGATGCGAATAAACAGCAGTTGCGCAGCAAAAAGGCAGCAAACGCCTTTGCAGAAACTAAAAATATTCGCTTTGTAGGACTTTAAAGTACAATTGTAATGATTTACAAAGTTGCAGATTTAGTGCGTGAAGTGCGCATTGCTATTGACAAGAATAATAGCAGTGCGCCACTTGCCGCATTGATTGACGATGTGGACACATTGAGTATCGACGCACTCATCGAGAGCAAGATAGAAGATGCTGCTCGTGCTGTTACGGTAAATGCCCCTCGCCAACTGTTGGATAGTGGTAAAGGTTTTTCCACCGCCGTGGCTTGGAGTTCGTCTAAAACAAAACATTGGGGCTTCACCAGTCTGCCCGAAGATTTCCTGCGACTTGTAACATTTCAAATGTCAGATTGGAGCTACCCTGTTGTGGAAGCCATTACAGAAACAGACCCGACTTATAAGCAGCAGAACAGCAGATTTGCAGGCATCGGCGGTAATCCTCAACGCCCTGTTGTAGCCATCGTGCAGCACCCTATCGGCTTAATATTGGAATTCTATTCTTGCACATCTAATGACGTAGCGGTAAAGCTTGCTCGCTACATTCCTATTCCACGTATCGAGAGCGAACATATTGGTATCTCCGAAAAACTCTTTGATGCCGTGGTTTACTATTGCGCTTACCTCGTGCTCACATCTTTGTCCGAGGTCGAGCAGGCAAAACTAATGTATGCCACATACAGAGAACTGTCCCAGCTAAAACAGCAATAATCGCAATCTATTATTATGGATAACTTTCTTGGAACTTTTAACAGCATAGGAGATGTACACATCAAATACCCGATGGGAGGTGTGCAGGGGGAATATGTTACCATCGGAGACACAAACTATTATTGGAGTCCGTTTCTGTTGGAATGGACTACCGAAAAACCCACACTCACCGTGCCAGCTAACAAGGTAAAGGAAACAAACAACCTTGGCTCTTTCAAGAACATATTGGAAGTGTATAACAAATACCCCGACGGCGGCCAAGAGGGCGATTACCTGTTTATAGATGGTATAGAGTACATTTGGAACAAATGGGAGCGTCAGTGGCAAAGCAAAGGCGACGTTACTCCTGTAGGCGGAAGAACAACAAACACCTTTGATGGTAACTTGGCTGTAGAGAACGACCTTTATGTAGGTGGCATCTTACGTGTAAAAGGCTTTGCTTTCGATAACGGCGGCGGAACACCACAGCCCGAGCAGCCCACAGACAACACCATCACACTGAAAGACCTCAACGAGTTTCCTGTTACCCCCGAGCAGGCTGTTCAGTTTGTAAAAGACAACGGCAAGCGTTCTTACTTCACGCTCGTTGATAAGAACATCGCAATAGGTACGGTGCACATCTATGCCGACCAATTCCGACAAGTGCTCACAGAAGTCCTCGAGACACGTGTACTTGTAAACGGCGTAAAAGTTGGTGGCGGGCACGTCTACAGCCAACCTGTCAGATATTGGCGCAATTACGGTCTGATAAAAGACTACAGCGGCATTAAAAAACACAAGTGGACTCCGTGGAAGCAGTGCAGAGACGAATATCTTACTTACCTTGCCGACCATTTGTCTGAAATGGTCGAGGTGTACAACGGTTCACCGAAAGGAGAACTTCGCACCCTCAAAGAGGTGTTGGAAACCATAACCAATAAGTATAGTGTAGAAATATACAAAAAATGCTCTCTTGTCAGCTTTTTAGACAAGACGGCAAAAAAGCGTGTACTGTATCATTGTACCACCGACGCACCGTCAGAACGAGAGGAAGACTGGAAGCGCATCATAACGGAGGACGAATTAGAAAAAGCGAAGCTGTCCCCGACCGTGTTCTTTTTCGACGGCTACGCAGAAAACGTAGAAGTGTTGAGGCAGTCTGCCGTTGATGATGACAACGAACCCGATGTTAGCTGGGGAGATGAACCGCAACCCTCCCCCAACAAGAAGCAAATATTATGGGAGAAGACAAAGGAAACATTCATCTGTAAAAAGGGCGACTTGTATTATAACAACTGGGGCGGTGCAGATGATTACGGAAAACTTACAGATACGGGCAGAAAACCTCGCTTGGGAAAACTGTTTGCCCACCGTGAAAAGGGAGAAACATTCACGTGGAATGGCAACAGTCTGTTACCGCTCATTGGAAACAGCAAAACCGAGATTATAGATAATGCTACACGCATCAGCGAAGAAGAGATAGACAAAGTAGTAGACGAATAAAACAACCAAGAAACTATGGCAGAGAAGAAATTTTTAGACATCACAGGATTACGACACCTTGTGCGCAAGATAAAAGATAGTATGGCACAGAAGCAGCGGGTTATCAAGAATAAGAACTTTGTCGGCGACCTTACCCCCAATGAGCAGGTGGTACTCGATAATTCGCAGTTTTCCTACCCTGCAAACAATGCGTGGTGGATAAACATCAGAGAGAGACTTGTTTACGATGATAGCAAAAAAGCGTTCGAGTTTATCATTATTACGGGTGCGAACCCTGCTACCGTGAACTTCAGCTACTATCTGGAAGTAAAGCGAGACGCATCGCCCATGCAAGCTCACTCGGCATACCTTTTCCGTATGTACTGCTACGGAACGCAGTACCAAGGTGGCAAACGGTACGGCAAGATTGCGTGGGTAACGAGAGAGAAGATAGGATAACGTATTACCAATAAAATAAACAAGTTATGGCAGAGAAGAAATTTTTAGACATCACAGGTCTGCAGCACTACCACGGCAAGCTGAAAGACGGCAGTGCAAGAGTGGGACACGCCGCCGTGGCAGACCAAGTGGCATCAACAGGTATTCAGTGGGGCACGGAGCTTATCCCGATTGCGAACATTCCAAAGGCGGCGTTGGAGCGTTGCGTTGTCGTGGCTAACGACACCGAGCGTTTCAAACTCACGACAGCTCAAGTACAGAATGGCGACACGGTAAAGGTAGCAGCAACAAAGAAGATGTTCTTTGTAAAAGATGATACCAAGCTCAACAGCGAAGCAGGCTATGAGCCTTATGTGGCAGGTACGGCATCTGTCGCAGAGGTTGCGGAAAGCGTAGAGTGGAACAACGTCAGAAACAAGCCAACGAAGTTCGCACCCGAAAATCACGGTACAGATGTCGTAACGAGCTTGGCAGGATACTCTCCAACATCAAGTGCTACAAACGAGTACAACAGACTTGTACCCGACGACACTTTGAATGCAGCTTTGATAAAACTGCAACATAACGATGACAGGGTGTTGCCAACAATGAATATTGACAACCTTAACACTTTCCCTGCATCTATAGCAGAGGGAGTAAAAGCTGTTATGGGAGACAAATCGGTTATCAGGTACACACTGGTAACGACAAAAGGCATAGGAATTGCAGCTAATAAACCATTGGCAGTTGGTACACTCGAACAGTTTACCGATATTGGCTTGCTTACCATCACGCAAATAGCGGAAACGAGGTGTAATCTTGCATCTAATGCAACCAATAGTTACTACTTTAAAGATAGCCAAAACTCTCAACGCTACATCAGACATTATATAATGAAAGATGGCAACCCATTGGGCGCAAAGGGGAATTGGACTATTTGGATACCATACCACGGCGAGTACACCAAGCAGCTCATCGATGCTGCAAAGCAGGAGGGCACAGATGCTAAAGCTATCGCCACTGCCGCAAAGAATGAGTTGGCAGACTTTAGACGTATCACGGAAAGCGAAATAGACGCTTTGCTATAACAAAGGAGGTGATATATGGTAGATTTTTTAAGAACTGCTATTGCGATGTTGTTCAGCTGCTTATTGACGCTGTTCTCACCAATACAAGACATACTTATTGGTATGGTAGTGTTGTTGGCAATGAATGGATTGTTTGGATTGCTGGCAGACATCATCAACGGCAATGGCTGGAAGATGAACAAAGCAACGAGATTTCTCGTACAGTGTTTCGTCTACTTCGTGCTCGTTATGGCATTGTTTGTCGTTGGACATTTCATACACAAAGACAGCGAAGCCGCCACGTGTGTGAGTATTATTAGCATCATTACCACGTGGGTCTTCTCTATAAATATATTGAGAAACTGCAGAAATTGCTGTCCGAAAACAAGTAGTATGTATAAACTTTTTGACATACTGTATTACATTGTCAGCATACAAATAGTAGAAAAAGTTCCATTCGTTGCAAGCTACATAGCACGCAAGGAAGAAGAGAGTAATAATCATTTAAAATAATAAAGATATGGAATATATTAAAAAGTTTTTGAGAAGCAAGACTTTTCTTGCATTAGTAAGTATCGTATTGTCATTCTTTATGGTATGGCAGGAGTTGCACCTTGATGCAAACACACCATTACTTAACATTGCAAGCTACGTACTGATAACCACCACTATTTTCGCCTTTGGCAGTGAAGCGGTGCGAACATTCATCTGCAAAGGTGATGTTCACGCTCCCAAATGGAGCTGGCAGGCGGTACTGACGTGGTATTACGGAGCGGTGCTCGGTATGGCGTTAGCATACGCAATCCATTATATTTGATTTGAGTCTTTTTTATCATACGTTTTATGTTTATTATCTACCGTACCCTTGCTTGCGATAAGTAGGGGTACTTTTTAAATAAAGGGAAAAATATGAGAGATATAAAGTATATTGCCGTGCACTGCACAGCGAGCAATCAGAGTACAACAGTAGCAATGCTGCTTAGCGAGTTCAAGCGTAAAGGCTGGAAGAACCCTGGCTACCACTATGTGGTAACGGCAGACGGAAAGATACACCAGCTGTTGGCAGAGGACAATGTAAGCAATGGCGTGAAAGGTTTCAACGGTATCAGCATCAACGTTGCCTATGTTGGTGGCATCGGTGAGGGTGGAAAGGCAGTAGACAACCGCACTCCGTTGCAGAAGTTGTCCTTGCGCAAATTACTGTCGCTATTGAAGAAGAAATACCCAAAGGCGATAATACAGGGGCACAGAGATTTCTCACCCGACAAGAACGGCAACGGCAAAGTCGATGTGTGGGAGCGTATAAAAGAATGCCCTTGTTTCGATGCAAAGGTGGAGTACAAAGATTTGTAGCAACAGAAAGTGGGTGGTCTCGTGTATAGGACCACCCACTTTCATTTAATAAAACAAACAAAAAACTAAAATGGACTTTGCGACCGTCTGATACGTCCACTGCGCCTGCTTAAACAACTGATTATTTTATCTTTTATATCCTGTATTTTTTCTGTCCATATAACCTTACGGTCGGGCATCACAATGCTTACCCAGTCTTCTATCACCCTACACACAAGATATTCATGTATGAGATGCTCCAAATACTCTAACGAGGTGCGTGAGAACGTTGTAGGCACACGCATCGCAATGGAGTAGTTGTTGGGGTCTGAAAAAACGTCATTCACTTGCTCACCTCCTGCAATGTTGTCGTGAGTATATGGATAGAGAATATCCACACATTCCTGATGAGCAAGACCTAAAACACGCACAACCCTGTCTATATTGCCGTCCTGTACGATGTCTGCAAGCTCCTGCTTCGCATTTACGTTCTCCGAAGCAGACACCTCGCTCAACACCCAGCTGTTATTAGCAACATCGTGCAGCAGCTCATCACGTTTGAACAGCAACGCCACTTCTTTCTTTTCTCTGTTCACTGCGGCTATCGAAGCCTCGCAGCAGCCACAATCTATTATCATAGTAAATCCTTTTATGTGTTACACGTTAAAATCCTTCGCCACGTTTATGGCGCACTCTTTTACTAAATGCCTCATACATTTGCGGCAGCAGACTGTTAGCCATTTTATAATAACTGTCAGCTTCTTCCTTGTTTGTCTTCAGATACCAATTCCCGATGCAATAGTTCACGATATAGTCGTGAATGCTCGTTGCGATGAAATCAACAGATGAATGGTTGAAATTGTTTGGAACACTGAAAACAAGAACATAGCCCTTTTCCTCCGTTTTCAGTAAATTATTCTTAAGAACATTACTTACGTCCTCTGCCTTGTTATACGCCTTAATATATTTGCCTAAATGGACACACAGCAAGCCGATGCAGCTCTGAATGTTTCTGTAAAGCTCGTTTTCGCATTCTGCACTGTTATCTGTAACAGCGTCGGCTGCTTCCTTGTATTTATCGCCCTCCATAGCTGTGCGACCAGCAAGGTAGGTTTTGTTGGCTATGTCGTAAAACACTTCGCCAACCTTGATAGTCAGCTTTATTTCTTTCTTTGCCATAACTTAATAATCATATTCACGTTTTACAGGCGCATACTTCACAGACAACTTCCGTTTTACACCCTTTACAAAATCCTTGTAACAGGTAAAATAATACTCTGTACGCTCTCTTTCCGTGAGTTCAAACCATTTATAGAGAATGAAGTTTACAAAGCAACTGAACAGGTCTTTTTGTAGGACTTTTGCCCTTAACCCGTCTTTCTCGCTCTTGTTGTACAAAGATTCGACTGTGAGAGAAACTTCGCCTGTGTCTGCATTTGCAATATCCACGATAAACCTTTGAAGTTCTTCTGCTACCTTTCCGCAGCAGTCCTCCCAAAACCTATCCAGGATTTCCCTGTCGCTGTCTGTAGCGAACACACGGGCGTACATATCCATGTCCTCGCTGTTTTTCTCACTCTTTGCACCGACATAGCTACTTATCTTCGCCACTTCGTTGTAAACGTCTTTCTTTTTGATACTCAATATTATCTCTGCCATACACCTGCAAAACTAAACCTATTCTGTTACAAATATCATTTATCTATTAACGCAGCTGATTGTTGAATCTGCCGCGAACAGAAACACTTGCACCGCCAATGCTATATCCTACAGACAGACTGCCGAATCCTACAATACGATAATACTTATAAGGCGAACCGCTGAAACCACGTAGGTAATGGTCTTCCGATGACCATACCAACGACCAAGTTTCCAAATTTCTTGAACCATAGAGCACCGTCTTGATATTACCATTAGTAAAACGCCCACGCTGAATAACACTTTCTATCGTCTTCAGAACATTTGCAGCACCGAATTTCAGCGGTCGTGTAACGAACAGCACCTTTGTTTCTTCTGTGTTGTCATAACTTGACAAATCTGTCAAGCTACCGTCGCTATTCATTGCCAACGCTTGTGGGTATGAATTTACACCGTGTACGATGCTGCTCTCCATAACGCCCCACATCTTGGTGTTCAACGAATATACGTAAGCATACACCTTTGTTGGATTGAAAAGAATGATACGCTGGTGCGAGTAGTCGTAAATCATACCACTGTCCTTGATGTAATCCTTGAACCGCACATATTCAAACTGGTTATCTTGCAAATCTGCAAGCCTGACTATATCTTCTCCGTGCGGTAAAGTGTTCAAGGCAAAAGGTACTTCTCCGTCTAATACATCGGAAATACACGTACTCTGCGCACCCGACAGCAACATTATGCCTCTTTCCGTGGCAAACAGTACCGCGCTGTCTATCTGCGTGATGCTATCCTTATCCACGCACACGTCCCTCGTTATTGGCTGCCGTGCCGAATAAGAGCCATTAGAGGCAACTTCTAAAGCCCACACGCCGTCAGAAGTGAAAGCATATAAGGGGAACTGTCCGAATTGTCCCTCCGACAATGCTTTCGCAGCGGTGGAGATACCGTATATCTCGCCAACCCCCACGGTCGTTATCCCCAGTACTGGGAACACAAAGGGATTATTCACCTTTGAGGTGTATATCTTGCTCTTTATGTCGATTGTTGTGTCAATGTCGGAAGTATCAGGAATACCTCTCCACGATTCTTCCATTTCTCCCAACGTTCTGAAATCACCGAACCAAAAAGCACCATTTAGTCCGATGTGGCTTTCTAGAGACAACTCAAAGCGTCGTTCTGCAGTGCTGTCCCACGCACCCTGCTTCCACGCACCCTGAACACGGATAACAGCCTTGTAGGCGTTTGCATTGGGATAATAGAAGTAGTAAAACGGAACACTGTAAAAAGCCTCGCTTACATCGCTTTCAACAACAATCTCTCGTCCTGCCTGCTTGATAAACACATACGCACGCACTTTAATCGGTCTGAAGCTCAAAGCCTTTATTATACTGCTATTAACAAGCGTATTAACATCGGCAGGGGAAAAGCCGCGAAACAGGCTTTTTGTCAAGCCTGTAAGGTTCAAGCGTTGGTTATACACAAACGCCGCCTTTGCCGTTAGCTTGTCGTGGCTGTCGTAATCGTCCGTCATGTGCTGTCGGTTTACCAACGACCGAAAGAAGTACTCGTCAATATCTATCGTCTTGCGACTGTGCGCCACCAGCTCTTCAATATTGATACTTTTAAGCAAATAGAAGTCGCGGCACGTCTTAATGTTCTCTACCACCGTCTTGGAAGACACCTTGGGCAGCTCCAAGCTAGCCTTAAACATAATATCGGCATTGGGAGGAGTTATAGTCGGCTGATACTTTCTACTATAAGCCTCATACCAATCCCACTCGCTGTACTCGTCGCTTTCCTGCACGCCAACCAAGCTGCACGCAGACTTCGTATTCCTCATATCCGAAGAACTTATCGGCGTAATATTCAAATACTCCACATCGCCATTTTGGTTGTAGGTATAAACAGGAGCAGATACATAAACATCTACCGACTTTACAATGTCTTTCCAATCTTTCAGCTTGCTTAAATCGCTCTGCACCATATAGTCCAAGTCGCACGTCATACCGACAATCCGATAGTCCACTTTCTTTTCCTCGAAGAAAACCTTATCGCCAACCTTGTAGAAGTTTGTACCCTCCTCGACGCAGGCAGGCGAACAATTCGTTGATGGAATCATCAGAATAGGTGCAGAATGCTTCGTCAGACTGCCGTCATATAACCGATAAGCATAACGGACAAAGAACGGATAGATAAACTTACCTTTCTTTTCGTAGTTCTCGGCTATGAACTTGTTCACATAGCCCAGCACGTAATCCGTTATCTCTTTCTTCTCTGATTTCCTGATTTTCAGGCGCAATGTTGATTTTCCGTTCAGTCTTTCGGTCAAGAAAGACTCCCACGCTTTCTTGACGTTTTCATCGAAGTTCACAATCGACACTTCTAACTTGTCGCTGCGTTCCAATGAACCCTGTAAACCAAAACGAATGGATATGTCAGGAATTTCAGAGCCTAAATGCTTATAGGTGCTCTTTGCTTGCTCCCACAAGAAATACTTCACCCCCGAAGTGGTAAGCAGCATAAGCGTATTGCCAAGCGCAGTAACCTGGTACAAACCATCACTGCCCAAATCATACAATTCATACAAATTGCTGCCATTTATTGTCCAAGACAAACGCCCCGAGCGGTACAGATTATTCTTGCTGCCCTGCAAAGAAGTTCCACTCACATCAATAACAATGTAATTCGTAAACCTGTCGCCGCGATGCACAAATAACACCGCGCTGTCCGCATTTCTCAACTTAAACAACGTCTTGGCACGCTGAACAGGAGAGAGGCTGACACCTCCACTTCCATTAACATTGTCAGGAACTAAACCGAGTACAGCAGCCAACTCTCCGTCGCTGCAGTCGTAGTCTGAACCGTGAGCCGTAAAACCTTTGTATCTTATCTCTTCTGTCATAACCAAATTTCTCTTTTATGATTGCGAAGATACAGCCAATTTTACCGCCCTACACTTTAAGTATTAACCGACAACGCAAGTCTACTTCTGTCTACTATAGACTTTGTTAAAACCTCCCTATTTGTCGCACTTGTACATAATTACCTTATTATCAATATATTATAAGGTTTATTATTGTTTATTCAAAACATCTTCCCTTTCTGTCGCAGTTGTTTGTAACTAACTTGTATATGTTGTACTTATGATAGTATATGAATAGCTGTAAAAAGATATTCCCTTTTTGTCGCAGTTAGCTGTTTTTACGCCAATATACGAGATTTTTCAGAATGCT